ATTCATTACGCATAAATAATTCTACTTGGATTTTAAAAAATTGTATTATTCATAACCCTTATGTATTAAATTTAGGATTTTTTAATTGCTCTGGAACTTGCAATCTTTACCTTATAGATTGCAAATACGAAGTACCTGCAAGTTCTCCTTATGCAATATCAAATGATTATACAGGAGAATTACAACTTATCAATTGCCAATTGCCTACTGCTATTACAGACGGCAAAATTCCTACTGTATCAAACAATGTATTTACAGGAACATTACCAAACCTTAATGATGTATTAGATAATATATGATAAAAATAAAAAATATAAATAAAATAAAATTTTAGATAATGTTAAAATATAATCAATGGCGAAAACTTTATGAGGAAGATGCAATGGACCAAGTGAATTCTATATTAGGAGGTGTTGGTGGTGATGATGCAGGCGCAGGCGGTGCTGGTGGTGGCGGTGAAGGAGGTGAAAAAAAAGATAAAAAAGAAGACCCAATAGAAAAAATAAAAAAGGAACAGAAAAAGAAAGAGGAAAAAGAGGAGGAAAAACGTGAAGAATTTGTAGATGATAAAAAGGAAAAAATTTTTTCTATAATAGATAAAAAATTAAAAGATTTAAAAGATGATGAAGAATTTAAGGAAATTATAGAAATTTTAAAAGATGGATTTGAAAAAGATGATAGCACATATTTTAGGGTTGCAGTACAAAAAATACAAAGGTTTCAAATGAAAATGAATAGGAAACCCGATATAATTTCTAATTTAGCAAAAATAATTGATATATTAAATAAAGTAGACACAACTAATAAAAATGCAGAAGTTTAAATACAAAATAAATTTTATTAAATGAAATTTAAACAATATTTAGAATTGTGTGATAGAAATGAAAAATTATTAAAAATTTTAGAAAATAATATAAATGAATGGAGCAAAAATGATCCCATTCCTGAAGTTTCAAGGTCTAAAAATGGCGTATATTTAACAATGATTGGTCCTCCCGCAGCTGGGAAATCAACATTTATAAATAAATATGTTTCAGTTGTTAATTCTTGGAAAGTAATAGACCCTGATGAAATAAATTATATTTTATCAAGCAATAGAGCTGAGGACCGTGAATATGGGAAATGGAATAGTTCAAGTTCACGAATTTATTCTAAATATATCAAAAATATATTTAATAATGAAACAAAGCCAAATGTAATTTTTGATAACACAGGAAATAATTTTGAAAGGAATATGGAATTTATAAATTATGCAAAAGCAATGGGATATACTACCGTGATGATATGTGTATTAAATACTACAAATAAAATTTTACAAAACAATATAAAAAGGGCTGGTTCATATATTAAAAAAGATATTACAGGACAACTAAGGAAATCAAGAACCCTTATCCCAAATGATTATCTGGAATCCATTCTTTCTAAAATAACAAATCTTATAAGTGAATATAAAAATCTTAAAAATCTTGATAAATTTTATATTGTTTTAAATACTGAAGCAGGATATAAATTTTTAAGATTTGATGAAGATAATAAACTGGAAATAAATGATAAAGGAATATGGATAAAAAATGAATCTTTAGATGATTTAGAGGAATTAAATAACTGGATTATGGGAACAAACTAAACTAATTTTTTAATTTAATCGTTTTGTAAATCCTTTTAAAAGGATTGTCTAAATTAAGATATTCACAGGTCATATACATTTCAAAAAAATCCGTCCATATTTCATTATCAGGAATATTATGTTGTTTAGTTTTTGTTAAATAATGCCCAATCTCGTGAAATGCAATGCTTACAAATCTTTTTCTAATATCTGTTTCCCATTCATATGATATAGAATAATATTCACCCCACCTGTCCTTTTTCCTTTTTTTAACAAATCCTGTTGGCAAATCAATATTTTTTCTTAAAATGGGTAATTTGTTTATTCTTTTTGTAGTAATTTCTTGTGCAAAATAATTTAATTTTATACAATAGGAACCCTCAGAATAAAACCAATCAGGTGTATGACAAATACCCCAATAATTCATATCTAAATCATCTTTGTCAAGACTTGCTTTTATGTAAAATTTTAATGGAAATTTAAAATTATATCCCTTTCCTTTAAGGAAAAGAATGATTTGCCATAATTCATTCCAATGATTGTAATTTTGCATAATAATAAAAATTTAATCTAAATATTTTTTTTATCCTAATCTGTTTAAAAAAAGAGACTTAAATTTTTAAGTCTCTAAAATATTTAAAATTATAAAATATATTATAATATATTATAATCTAAAATATATTCTACCTCCAGGCAACCCCTGAGTATAAATATCAAATTTTTTTAAAAATGTTTATTTTTTACAAAAAAATTTTTTCTAAATTTTATCAATTTTTTTAACCTCTAAATCTTCTCTCATTTTACAGCTCTCCTCTATATCCCTTTTAACAATATCTTTTAATTTTGTATAACTAAATATGTCAAGGTCTTTACCATAAAAATCCCTAAATATTTCAATATAGACAGAGGCAAAAACAGAAAACAATAATCCCGGTTCACTATTCATTTCTATAATATATGATTCGCCTCCCTTTGTGTCCACCATATCTATTGCAAAAAAATCAAGGTCATTATGAAAATTTGAATAATATTCAACTATTTTTGAATGTTTAGGATTTATAGTGTGTTCATAATCCATTTCATAAAAGTTATGATAGTGTAAAACATATTTAAAATTTATTTCCTCATTTTTACCCTTCTTTTCTATATTTTTTGTTTTTTCGTCCAAAGGTACCCTTTTAGAAATTGATAGAATTTTTCCTCTCCAAATATAATACCTCCATTCATTTTCTATTTCTAATTTTTTTGAAAAAACGTCCCAATTATTTTTGTTTTGTGTTTCTTCCCATTCTTTTCTATTTTTTATTATTTTAATTCCCATACCGCTTCTTCCCTTTGCAGGTTTGCAAACTACTGGAAAAAAAGGATTTTTTTCAAAATCATTTATACTTGTATATGTTTTAGGAATAAATGGTGAATTTTTATGATAATTGTGCCAAACCTTTTTAGATGAAACCCTATCTTTTGCATTTAATTTATTGTAAATTTGTTTTTCAGGTTCATAAAATTTATCTGAATGTTTTAAAAATGTAATTTTACTATAAATTAGTGTTGGAAGATATATTTTATTAGTAGGAATAGGTGTGTCTCTATAAACAGAAACCCAATATTGTGGTTCATCTAAAAAATGCCCATAAGGATAATTTTCTGGTGCATTGCCAAACATAACTTGAACCCTTTTAAAAGATTCATAAAATTTTATGTATGCCATAAATTAAAAATTTTTAAATATTTATCAAAAATTGATAAATAATAAAATAGAATAAAAATATAGAAAAATGTTTTTAAAATTTAAAGATTTTTTATTACTTGAAAATTCCGGGTCTTCCAGGTCAGTTCCTATAAATTCTTTAAAGGCAAAGGAATGGGTATTAAAAAATTCTAAGGAATGGTTATCAATTTCAACACCTGAAAAATATCCAAGAATATTTAGAGGAATAGATAATGAAATGAAAAGGGTTGAATACTTATTCATAGACCCTAAAAAATCACAAAGATTAAACGAAGGAACAGATAGAATATATTTAGTTATTATGTCAGGTTCACCTAAATGGAAAAATTATGATCCTAGAGATAGGTCTTTAATATGTGCTACCAGTACCTGGAATGCATCAAACTATGGGAGTATTTATGTAGTTATTCCAAGTGATGGCAAAAAACTATGTTATGCTTCTGAACCTGATATTTTTTATGCATTTAAAGATTATTCAGAGGATATATCATTTTCTATAAATAGATTTATTGTATCATTATTTGAAATATTAGGAATTGATGAAAATGCAGAAGATTATTGTAATGATAAAATTAAAAATTATGAGGATATAAAAAATCTTAATCAATATTTACTACAAAATGGGTATAAGGAAAAATTTGTTCAAATAGAAAAAGTGATATATGAAAAATTTGATATAATTTCATCTGAAAAAAATAGAGTAATTTCTAATTTTAGAATTAGTTTTTTAGATGGATTAGAATATATTTTAAATCCAAAATATTTTGGAAGAATAGAATTAAATGAACTTTTAGACGAATCCATAGATTATGAATTATGGACGGATAAAGAATGTTTAATGGTGAAATTTTACGAAATAGAAAATTTCATATCTTATTGCAAATCTTAATTTTTTTAAAAAGAAAAAAGATAAATAAAATAAAATTAAAAAAATAAAATATTGATAAATGAATAATGGTAAAGAATTATTGATTTTAGAAAAATCTTCGGTTTCTCTAAATGTTAATAAAAAAGGTTCAGATGAATATATTTTAGAAGGAATTTTTGCTGAATTTGGTGTTGAAAATAATAATAATAGAATATACGAAGAATCTGAATATTTGCCTCATTTTTCCTATCTGAAAAAGAAAGTTGAGTCCAAAAAATTGCTTGGTGAATTAGACCACCCTGAACAATTTGATGTTTCACTCTCAAAAGTATCACACGTTGTTGAAGAATTAGAATATGATAAAAAAACAAGAACGGTACGAGGAAAAATTAGATTGTTAGATACGCCAAGCGGAAAAATTGCAAAAACTCTTGTTGATAGTGGAATTCCTATTCATATTTCTTCAAGGGCAGCAGGAGAGGTTAAGGAAAACAAAAAAGTTGTAATAAAAAGGATATTCACTTATGATATAGTTGCAGAACCTGGTTTTGAAAGTGCAACACTTAAAAAAGTGAATGAATCCTATGGGTTTTCAAATAATGATGAATATATTTCTATTTATGAAATTGGTGATAAAAACAAACAAGAAGAAATAGAATATAAAAATAAAAAAAATATAATGGAAAAATACGTTTCTAATGAAAATTTGCAAAAATATAGCGAACACATTAAGAGAGAATTTGACTCTCTTAAAAGGTCGGTAGAAAAATCTTTGTCAAATTCATCTAATAATGATAGAATTTTAAGAAAGATTGAAAAATTAGAAGAACGTTTAAATAGTTCTCTTAGATATTCTGATTATCTTGCAGAAAAATTATCAAAATCTATACAATATTCTGAATATATTGCAGAAAATACAAATTCACCTAATATTGATTTGAATAAAAAAATAGAAAGACTTATTAAGTATTGCAATTACCTATCTGAAAAATTAGATAAATCTATTCTTTATAGTGAACATCTTGATGAACACAATTCTAAAAAAGTCAATAGAATTTCTAATGAAATAGATAAACTTATTAAATATGCTGAATATATTGCTGAAAATGCAAGTGAAAAGAAAGATGTTCAAAATTTAATAAAATATGCAGAATATATTGCTGAAAATGCAAGTGAAAAGAAAGATTTAGAAAATTTAATTGAATATGCAGAATATATTGCTGAAAATGCAAGTGAAAAGAAAGATTTTAACAAATTAGTAGAATATACAGAAATGATGATGGAAAAATTACAACCTGAATCATTTGTAAGTTTGAATAGTATTGTTGATAAATCTTTATATGAACAAGAAAAATATTATGAAAACCTGTCAGGAAAAATAGACAGGATATTAGAAAACGCAAATAAAGAAGGCGAAAAACAAATGGAAAATAAATATCCATTCCTAAGATTCTTAAGTGAATCAAAAATAAAAGAATTTAATTCTTTATCTGAAACTGAAAAAGAAAGAGTTTCAAAGGCTTTAACAAAAAATCCAAGATATAATGAACAAGATATCTTAAAAATTTGGGAAAGAGCCCTTAAGGAAGTTGAAATAAATGAAAAATGGTTTGTAGAAATGCCAAAAGAATATGTAGAAATTTGGGAAAGTTTAGACCCGGCAAAGAAAGAACTTATTATAAAACAATCAAAACTTTATAGTTTAGACACTCCATATAAAATTAAAAATTTCTGGGATACAAGAAATTTGATAAAAACATCAAAACTTAATGAAAATATGCAATCTGAAATTTCTAAAAATATGGAGAAACCTATTGATAACACAGTTTTTTCTTTGGGTTATTCTCAAGACTACATAAAAAATATACAAAACAAACTTAAAACATTTAAAAAATAAATTCCTTAATTAAAAAAAAATATAAAAAATGCAACTATTAAATGAAGCTGAAATTTTAAATACGTGGTCACCTATTATAGAACAACAAGGAGTTACAGAACCTTCAAAAATTTCTTGGATGAGCAAATATTGTCATTATCATAGTTTAAATGAAAATTTTTCTTATCCAGCAGCATCATTACTTAATACCCCAGGTATGGGTAATGTTCAACCTCCTTCATTGGTATCAGGTGGTTCACCAAATTTTTATGCTCCTGGTTCTAAAGGTTCTGGTGATAAATTCCCAAGCTTATTGCCTCTTGCAATTCAAGTAGCCGCAAGAACTGTGGGATTTGATATAGTACCTGTAATTCCTATGCAAGGTCCTTCTGGTGTCCTTACATATCTTGATTATGCTTATACAGGTGGTCGTGATGCTCAAGCACCTGGTATTCCTAATCAAGATGGTTCTCTATTTAAAGATAAAGCACTAATCTTTAAATTGAATACAAAAGGTTTTTCACCAGATGCTCTTAATGAATGGAAACAAGAAAATGTTGGAAAAGTATATGCTTTTTCAAAAGATAATGCTTTCACTGGAACTTTACCTGCTCTTATTGTAGCTTATATAGGAAGGTCAAGAATTGATGGATTCCCAATTTTCAGAACTCTTGCTGAAGATAATAATTTAAGTTCAGGTGCAGGTTCTGCAAACGTTAATGTGGCAATGAATCAAACACAAGCAATAAGTTTCTCAACTATTTTTGATGGTAATGGTACTCCTACAAATCCTATTTATATTTTTTCTGTTTCTGGATATAATAAATTAAATGCTACTTATTCTGGTTCTTCAGTAATATCTAATGCAACATTTACAGGACAATATTATGTTGAACTTGTTAAAGCAATTGAAGACCATATTTTTGGTTATGATGGTAGCGGACCTGAAGATAATAGTCCTTTTTCAGGAGATGCTGTTGATGGACGTGTTCTATATGAACCTATGAGAAGAGGAGTTGGTGAAACAACTTATTACAGAAATATGGGTTTAACTGCCTTTACAAAATTTGTTGAAGTTGAAACATTCCAAGCCTCAATCACAATAACAACTGAACAAATGCAAGACCTTAACAGGCAATATGGTATAGATGTTGTAGGATTGGTTGAAACACAATTAGTAAATCAAATTTCTTTTGACATTAACAAACATATTCTTTCAAAAGCATTTGCTCTTGGTTGGCAAAATCACTATAATTTCTTCCAAGTTGAAGGAGTTAATCTGAATCTTACTCTTAATGTTAATATGGCTTCTCCTTCAACAACAGGTGGTGCTGAATTTGTAGGTGCTGATGGTTCTTTGCTAACAATACCTTTGCCTGCATACCAACAATATGGTGTTGGCGGTGCAACATTTGAAAATCAAGGTACATTCCAACGTAGAATTCAATCCAAAGTTTTAGCCGCTGGAAACGTAATTACACAAAGAGGTAGAAGAGGTCCTGCAAACTTTGTAGTAACAAATTTACAAATTGCAACTGCTTTGCAAGATTCAGCTCAATTTACAATGTATCCTTTGGCAAACACTGTGAATCAAACAAATGGTTCTCTATATCCTCTTGGAACACTTGCTGGAATGACAATTTATGTAGACCCTAATATGGCTTATCACGATACAAGAATTCTTGTTGGAAGAAAAGGTGCTGATGAAGAACCTGGATTGAAATTTATGCCATACCTAATGGCGGAAACAATTCAAACAATCGCTGAAGGTACAATGTCACCTAAAATTGCAGTTAAAACAAGATATAAACTTGTTGAAGCAGGACATCACCCTGAAACACAATATTTTACACTATTGGTAAATCTTAAACAACTTACTCCTACTCAAATGTGGCATACAGTTCCTTCAACATTTACCGTGGCATAATTTTATACTGAATTGAAAAAAGCAGGAAATAAGATTCCTGCTTTTTTTATTTTTTGATAAATAAAAAAACAATCAAAATGAAATTCCTACAATTTCTTAGATTGCAAGAATCACTTTTGTTAGAAGATTCACGAATACAAAATTTAAATATTAAAGATTTTAAAGTTTTTGCAGAATTTTGCAAAAAAAATGATTTTAATGATTCACTAAAAAAAATGATTGAAAACGAAGTATTTTTTTTCAGAGGGCAAAATAGAACAAATAAAGATATTAAATTTTTTTTAATGGACCCATCAGGAATTGAAAGGAATTCATTAACTAAATTGCCATTTACTTATCTCTATAATTCAATGATAAACACAAAAAGTGATTGGAAAGATTATCCTAATAGGAATAAATCTGTTATATTTACAAATAATTTAGAATATGCAGAAACTTATGGTGAACCTTTTATAGTTGTGCCACAAAGGGGTAGAATAGGAATATGTCCAACAGAAGATATGTTCACTTCTTTTAAAAATATAAAAATAGATGATATTTCAGACACAGCATATTATATTATGCCTAAAAATGAATTAGATAATAAATTAAATAATAAAACAGATTGGGAAAGTTTAAAAAAAATATTGTTTGATATTTTTTTAGAAAAATTAAAATCAATATATGATAAAATGGCAAATAATTTATTTGTAAAAAATTTTTTGATTGAATTAGAAAATAGAGATTATGAAGGATTTTCAAAAGTTTTAGATAATTTATTCACACCAAGAAATTTAGGTTTTAATGTTATAAAATTCCCAGATGAAATAAATAAATTAAAATATAATTTTAATAATGAATTATGGACTGATGCTAAATGTTTGTTAATTGCTGTTGAAAAAGGCGAGGATTATTTAGATTTTTTAAAAAATGAAATATACCCTATTTTAAAATAATTAAAAAAATGAAATTCCCACAATTTCTTAGATTACAAGAATCACTTTTGTTAGAAGATTCAAGAATACAAAATTTAAATATCAAATATTATGAAGATTTTGCAGAATTTTGCAAAAAAAATGGTTTTAGTGAATCATTAAAAAAAATGATTGAAAATAAAGTATTTTTTTTCAGAGGACAAGCAAGAACAAGTATTGATATTAGATTTTCCTTAATGGACCCTTCAGGAATTGAGAGAGAATCAAGAACTAAATTGCCATTTACTTATCTCTATAATTCAATGGTGAATACAAAAAGTGATTGGAAAGATTATCCTAATAGAAACAAGTCTGTTATATTTACAAATAGTTTAGATTATGCAGAACATTATGGTGATCCTTTTATAGTTGTACCGCAAAGGGGTAGGATAGGAATATGCCCGTCAAGAGATATGTTCACTTCTTTTAAAAATATAGGAATAAAAAATGTGTCAGACACAGCATATTTTATTATGCCTAAAAGACAAATAGGTGATATGTTAGATAATAGAACAGATTGGGAAAGTTTAAAAAAAATATTGTTTGATTTTTTCTTTTCAAAAATAATGGTATCTTATGATGAAATGAAAGATGACCCTTTTATATCAAATTTTTTTATTCAAATTCGGGAAGAAGATTATGAAGGATTTTCACAAATTTTAGATGATTTATTTTCACCAGAAACCTTAGATTTTAATGTTGTAAATTTCCCAGATGAAATAAACAAATTGAAAATAAATTCTGAAAATGAATTATGGACTGATGCTAAATGTTTGCTAATTGCTATTGAAGAAGACGAGGATTATTTAGATTTTTTAGAAGATGAAATTTATCCTCTTTTGTAAAAAAAATAAGATAAATAAAAATAATATGTAAATAAAAAAACTTAATAATGAAAGTAATGAAAAAATTATTTGAAGAAACTGCCGCAAGTAAAGGTGGTGAAATAGACAAAGTTTTAGAAGAGATAGGAAAAGCAATGAAAGATGCTTTGAAACTTTCTACATATAGGAGTGAAAAATTAAAAGCAATAACTAATCTAAAAGAAGCTGAATATAAAGAAGAAATAGAACCCAAAAAAATAGAAGCTGCGGCAAAAGAAAAGATTGCAAAAATTATGCAGCAAAAAAAAGAAAAAATAAGAAATGACTTAAAAGCAAATACAAAATTAACAGCCGACCAAAAAGCTGAAAGAAGAAAAATGTTATATGATAAATTAGATGAAGAAGAAGAAAAAATGAAAGCTAAAATAAGTGATGTTGTTGATATACAAAAAGTTAAATTTGAAAATGAAAAAACTAAGGCACAAAATGAACTTAATAAAATAAATGGATTACAATTGGAAACAGAAGCAGGAAAAATACAGAAACAAGATATAGATGATAATTTAAAAGAAGTAGCAAAATCAATGGATATAAATCTTAAAAAGAAGAAAGCACAAGAATATGAAAAAATGGGATTGGGCGTTGAAAGAATATTAAAACAAGTACAAGCAGCAGAAAAAGAATTTGAAGAATTAGTTGGTATCAATAAAGAAAAAGCAAAAGATGCACAAGAAGCTTTGGAAGATTTACAAAAAGAACAAGATGAACAACTTAGAAAAGCAGGAGAAGAAGATCCTGAATTAAAGAAAGTTCTTGATAAACAAACTGAATTTCTTGCTAAGAAAAATGAAATAGAAGGTTTAATTCAAGATTTAGAAAATAAAGAATCTGAATTACAACAATTAAAAGATTTTAATTCAATAAATTATAATCAAAATAATATAGATTTTAATCTTGATTTAGAATTAGAAGTCAAAAAATTGTATAATCCAAGAATTTTTAAAATTATCACTGAAGAAGAATTTATTAGTATTTTTTCACAACAAAATGAAGTAAATGAACAAGGAAATCCAGGAGACCCAGGAAACCCAGGAGGCGGTGGCGGCGGTGGAGGCGGAGGCGGAGGCGGCGACCAACAACAAAAACAACAAAAAATAACACAATTAGAAAATGAAATATCAAATTTAAAACAAAAAATAAAAGATGCATTAAAAGAATTAAATGGTTTTAAACTTACAAAGACTGAAGCTGAAAAAATTACCAAAGGTGAAGATGGTGCAAATACTTTTATTGCCAATCAAGATTCTTTAATAAATAAACTAAAATCCAGAATTAAAGAAGAATCCCAAAATCAAACACAAACACAAAATAGTTCAAAAAGTTATCAAGAATTTAAAAAAGAAATGATGTTAGAATCACAAAAATATGAAAAAAATCTGAAAAAAATAGATATGATACTAAATGAAAATAAATCATATTCATATAGAGATGATTTTATGACTTTTGAAAAATTTTTAAAAATTAAAAAATAATGAATTTTAAAAATTTTTTAATTAAAGAAACACAATCTTTAAATGGAATATATGGAGGAGTTATTGTTAAAAAAATTCCATTAAAAGCTATTGAGAATTTTAAGATAGACCCTAATAATAATTTATATGCAAATAAAGATTTTAACAAAGGAGACATATTAGAAGAGGCACCATACATTATTTTAGAATTTTCACAAATAAATGATTTTAATATTTCAGATAGAATTTTCAAGATAAATGAAAATATGTATGCTTTACCTCTTGGTTGGGCTTCCTTTATTAAAACCTCAGAAAAGAAACAAAATGTTTCTTGGGAATGGGATTATGATAGAAAAAAAATAGTTTTTTTTGCAATGAAGAATATAAAATATGAAGAACAATTATTTATTTCTTATTTAAGAAAATTTAAAAAAAATATAGAATAATATGTCATCAATGCTTAAAACTTCAATCAAATTAGAATCTTCAACACTATATCCTAATAATGTGTTACAAACACAAGTTTATAATCTTCACATAAATGGTACATTTGCAGGATTTAATAAAATGATTGTAGAAACTACGCCTGTAAAATTAAATAATTCAGATATAGACGGGGCAAGTCTTTCTGCTTATTTGTATATTTCAGCACCCTCTACAAATTTGCAAACTGTGTTCATTAAACAAGTAGGTGCTACTGAATCTTTTGCAAGATTGGCACCTGGAGAATTTGCATTTCTTTCTTATGGGGGACAAACAACTACTCCTGATATTGTTGCATATACAGTAGGCGCAGGACACGCAGAAATTCATTATTTTATTGGTGAAAAAGACTAAAATAAAAAATTTAACAATTTTTTAACACCTAAAAATAAATATTTTAGGTGTTTTTTTATTTTATAATAAAATCTATTTTTATGAAAAATTTAATAATAATAGAAGGAATGGATAGGACCGGCAAGGATACTATACAGAAATATATTACAAATAAATTAGAAGCTGAAAATAATGAAATATTAAATTTTCATAGAACAGGACCAAAAAACAAGGGCCTCCTTGGTTATCTTGAACAAAAAAATATTTTTTTAAATGATTTTTTTAATATAAAAAATTACAAAGAAGAAAAAGAAAATACATATTTTATTTTTAATAGGTCCTATATTGGTGAATACGTTTATTCACCCCTATACAGAGGATTCCCTGCTGAATGGATATTAGACCTTGACAAATGTGTTTCAGAAGATACAGATTTTAATACATATCTTATTTTGTTATATGGTGAACCGGAATTCCTATTTAAAAATGATGACAATAAATCCCTTTCTAAGGGGATAGAAACACATATTATAGAGGATAAATTATTTAAAGAAATTTTTAATAAATCCTTAATAAAGAATAAATTATTATTAAAAGTATGTGATGATAAACAATATTTTGATTTTTTTATAGTTAAATTAGAAATTGATAAATTTTTAAATCTTTAAAAAATGGTTCCTAATCTGAATGTACAAATTATTGATTTGTTAAAAGAAATCTATAATGAGGAATGCCAATCCTCACCAAGAGGACTAAAATGTTATGAAAAATTCAATCATACCTTTGTTGTGGATTCAACAAGACCAATCATAAGTTTCCCAAAAAGAAAATTCAATTGGAAATATTTTTTAGGTGAATTAACTTTTTATCTTAAAAAAGATTTAAACATAAATTGGATAAATAATTTTTCAACTTTTTGGCAAAAAATAGCAAACAATAATTTCATAAATTCAAATTATGGTTCCCGATTGTTTGGCAAAAATAGCAATCAAATTTTTTGGATTGTTAATGAACTTAAAAAAGATCCCTTTTCAAGAAGAGCAATTGGTTTTATTTCAGGACCAGAAAATCAATATGAACTTAATAAAGACTTTATATGCACAAATTATATCCTTTTCTGGATAAGAAATAACAAACTATATCTAAAAGTTCAAATGAGGTCAAATGATATATTTTATGGCACAACTTATGATATACCTTTTTTTGCAATCCTTCATCAAGCAGTCAGGTTACTACTTTTAGACAAATATCCAAATCTTGCACTTGGTGAATATTATCATAGTGCAGATAACATACATTTTTATGATAAACATAAAGAACTTGTAGAAAATATCTTGCAAGAAAATGATTATGAAGATAATTTTATTTTTCTAAAAATAAAAATGTTAGAAATGTATGAAAATTATATTGATACATCTTCACAATTTGAAATTTTAATATATGAAACACAAGAACTGCTAAATAATAAAGATATGATAAATATAGAAAATAGCAAAGAATTATTAAAAAAATATTTTTGGATAGAGTGAAAACACTTAAAGATTGGGAAAAATATAAAATTTTAGCAACTCTTAGAAAATATAAAGGCAAACACAAAATATTATTTTTAGAAGATCCTGAAGACCCTTGGTTTGTAATATGTGCACAAATTTCATTAAAAAATAATAAACTTGAATATTTTACTTTTTTGATTAAAAAAGATTTAAATATTTGGATTGAATATAAAAAAACAGAAAAATACACACTGCAATGATACCAATAGTAGAAATGAATGAAATTTTAGATAAAAGGGATAAAATAATGGAACGTTTAGCAATAGGAGATTATTCATCAGAGGAAGAGTGCAAACAACTTTTAGAAACAGCAGATAGGTATTTTATACTTATAGAAGATGAAATAAAACAAAATTTTAACAATTATCCTGTTGATTTTATTATTCAAACATTTCACAGACTTGGTGATACATTTATGCCAATATATGATCCTGAAAAAGGTTATGCTTATTATACATTTTTAAATCAAATAGACACATTGGAAAAAAATCAAGTATTAGATGAAAAATCAGGAATTAAAATTCCTTTTGATGCCTCTGCATATGCATTTGTAGTAAATGAAGATGATTGGTCACCAACAATACGAGAAGCAGTTTGGAAATGGATTAAATATGTAGAAGATTCCAGTATAAACAATTTAATTTCTTAAAATAAATGAATTTTTTTAAAAAAATTTTAAATATTATAGGTTGGGTTCCAATCATTTGGGAAGATAGAAATGATGATTTTTCAAGTATTGATATTATTCTGTATCATAAATTGAAAAATATGTATAACTATTCTAAAAATAATGATGTAAATTATCCAAAATTAAGATGGGCATTAAATCTTTTTCATAATTTAATAAATAATTATTACTATAAAGAACGAAACAAATATTTTAAATATAAAACTAAAATTTCTTTTGGGAAAAATAATAAGCATCTTCTTTTAAATAGTTTTAAACATATAATTAAAAAAGATAAATTAGAAGAATACGTAAAAAATAATAAATCCTATTGGAATAAAAATTTAAAGGAATATCACAATAAAAATTTTAAAGATTTTGAATGTGAGGATAAAATTTATATTGCAATTAAAATAAACACTCTTAAAGAGAATAGGGCACGTGAACTTGCATATAGAATATTAAAAGAATACCATATTTATTGGTGGGACTAAAAAATATTTATTTTATGAGGATTTGTTTAAATATGATAGTTAAAAATGAGGAAAAAGTTATTAGAAGATGTTTAGAAAGCGTAAAACCTCATATAACAGATTGGGTCATACACGACACAGGTTCTAATGATAAAACAAAAGAAATTATTTTAGATTATCTAAAAGATATTCCAGGTGAATTGAAGGAATCTGAATGGGTAGATTTTGGACATAATAGAAATCTTGCACTTAATGATGCTAAAAATACAGGTGCAGATTTTATACTTTTCATAGATGCAGATATGATACTAACAAGAACTTCTAATAAAAATTTATCCGAAATTTTAGACAAAAAAATAGCTTGTTATTCAATCCTTCAAAAATTACAAAATTTAGAATATTACAATATAAGAATAATAAATAATGATAATAAATACGAATGGAAATATATAGGAGTGACACACGAATATGTTGATGATGTAAAAAGAAATCGGGACGAAAGAAAAAATATTGATACTAATGATTTTTTTATTCTTGATGTAGGAGATGGTGGTTCAAAAACAAATAAATTTGTACGTGATGAACAATTACTTACAGAAGGATTAAAAAATGAACCAAATAATGCAAGATATTATTTTTATCTTGCACAAACAAAAAAAGATTTGTACAAATTTTATGAAGCATATCAATTGTATATGAAAAGATTTGAAATGGGTGGTTGGGACGAAGAATGTTGGTATTCATATTATATGGCAGGAAGGACTATGATATGGTGCAAAAAATTTTCAGACGAAGAAATAAAAAAACATTTATTGCAATCTTGGGCTCTTAGACCTTGGCGTAATGAACCACTTGTAATTCTTGGTTATCATTTTAAAGATATAGACCCATTATTTTCTGAAAGTATTTTAAAATGTGCAATTGCAATAGATAAACCTCAAAATGATATACTTTTTATAAATTCAGATTTTTATCATAAATATCCTAAATTATATTTAGCAGAGTGTTTTTTTACAAACAAAAAATTAGAAAAATCAATGGAATTGTTTGCAAGTATTTATGAAGAAACAAATGATAAAAATATAAAAAATATTTGTTTAAAAAATTTAATAACTATAAACAAAAATATGGGAAAATGGTCACAGGAAGAAATGTATAATGAACTTCTTAATGTTAAAAATGAAAAATGAAAAAAGATAACATACAAAAAATTGGTTTAGTTACTACTATAAAAGGTTATGATTTTTCTACTATTGAACCTTTTTTATCCTCTTATTTTAAGAATTATGCAGGATATTCTGAATTGTTTTTAATATTTTATGATTATAGTGAAAAATATTTAGAAAAATTAACAGAAGATATAAAAAAAATATCAAACGGGATTGAATTTAAAATATTTCTTGCGGAATCTTCACCATATTATATTTGTGTAGATAGATATGTTTCTATAAAATCAATCATAGAAAAATATAAAGAAATACAATATTGGTGTCACGTAGATGCAAGAGATGTTATTTTTCAAGGTGACCCTGGTGAATGGATAAATCTTAATAATGAAAATTATGATATTATTTGTACAACAGAGGGTGTAACACATTGGAATGAAGATTGGAATGGTGGAAATTTGCAATTCTTTTTTGGTGATAAATTTTTTGAATTCCTAAAAGATTGTGAATGTATTTGTGCAGGAGTTTTTGTTGCTAAAAGTGATACTTTTATAAAAATATGTGATGATATTATTAAATATAGGAATTATAGTACAAATCCATTTGAAAATATTGACCAACAACTTTTAAATATTCTTGTCTATACAAAATATAAAGAGCTAACAAAATTTGCAACACCAATAATGAATTTTGCAATAAATCTTGGAACAATGAAGGCAATTCCTCTCTATTCAAAAAAGTGGTCTTGTTTAAATATTACAGAAAATTACAAACAAATTAGGAATAGACGAACAAATGGCAGTTTTTCAGAAAAATTATTATATCCTGAACCTATAATAAGTAATGGAATTGTTCAAACAAGTAATAATGAAAAATTTTATATTGTGCATCAATATGATAGAATTCGTCCTTGGCGTGAAGATATTTTAAAAAAATTAAATATTTATGACAAATAAAAATTTCTACAAAATTACAATTTCTACACAAATTGAAACTGAAAATAAAAAAGGGCTTGTAACCTTTAAAAATGTAAAAGAATCATATTTAGTTTGCGCATCTTCACCACAAGATGCAGAACAAATTTTAAAAAATAATCTTTCAAGTTTATATGAATATGAAATAATTTCTATTACAAAAACAAATTTCATTGATGTTTTTATGTGATAAATAAATCAAAAAATGAAAAAATTTTCTGAATTATTAGATATTACAAAATTTTCCTTTCAGGAAATGTTTAATAATGATTCTGGAAGGACATCAATAACAAAATTTTGTGGGTTTTATATCATAATTATTGGTGGTATTGCATTTATTCTTGGGTGCATTGACAAGATGTTTCTTGATAAGAGTATTGATATTCTTTCAGAAAGTATAATTTTTACATCAATTGGTGCTTCTCTAATAGGAATTAAAAATGTTGCAAAGAGCAAAAATGTTGTATATGATTCTAATAAAGAAACAAATACAGACAAAACAATATAATTAAAATGGTTTTTGATAAGATAATTATACAACTTAATAGAGGAATGCAAGGCCTTTGCAATCTTGTAATAGATGCAAATGATATGAAAATAATTGAAGAATCACGTGGGGAATTCCTTTTAGAAATTCTACAACAGATGATAAAAGAATTAGAAAAAAAAGAAAATACAGAAAATCTAAAATAAGATAGCAATGCCATACATTTATGATATGAATGATTGCTATGAAAGGGGAGAAATAGAATTAGAAGTGCCAGGTTGGAAAGGTGAAAATTCTAAAAATCTTATTATTGAATATGGATTTTCTAATATAAATGGTCACATATATTTAATATGGCACTTAAAAGGAATAGAACATTATTTTCGTATAAGTAAATATGAAATGGAATACTATAAAATAAGTGATTTAAAAAAGCATTTTATAGAAACTTTAACATTTTTTAGGGAAGATTTTTTAGAATGGCTAACTGATATATCTTTTGATAATAATAATCCATCTTGGAAATATGAATATATTGAATTATTTAAGAAATATGTCGTTATCTCTTAAAAAAGAACACGAGAATAAAATGCAAAATAATATGTATGAAAAATCTAATACCTTAAAGGAGATTGAAAAAGAACAAAAAAAATATTCTAAATATTATGAATGGAGGACTGGTGATAAAATGGGAGAAATTGTAGAATTTTCACATACAGAAATAGGAGATGATGGAAATGAATATTTAGTGTTTAAAAATAATGAAAGGGCTAATTCCTCTGTTGTTGGACAATTTATAATTGAAGTAGATGAATTTTATGCAATGGATATATTATCTATGAATAGGGAAAAAGAACTTTTAAAGGAAAAAAATAAAATAGAAAATCAAAAATCAATAGATAATTCAGAAAAAATAAATCCATTATACAATAGTATTTTTAGTCTTTTAAAATGTGAAGAACAATTATTTAATATTGATGTTAAATTGTTACTCCCATCGTTAGGCGCTCTACAATTTATTTTACAAAATTTTAATATAACAGAGGAAGATACAAAAAATTTTATAAAATCTAAGATTGAAAATCAATTAAAAAATATTGTTGATATTTTATATGATAAATATATGAATTTATAAAAAATATTTTCAAATGAATAATTTTATTTATGAAAATGAAAATTTTTCGCTCTCTCTTGAAGAAGATTTTCCAAGAATTTTTCTAAAAAAATTAAATGTAATGGTATTGCCATATACAAAAGAAGAAAATTCTGAAAATATTAAAAATTTTTTATTTATTAAAGAACGAAATATTACAAGAAATGATAAATTTTCTATAAATTTAATAACAGGAATAATAGAATATGAAGAAAATGTAATACAAACTATTTGTAGAAAATTACAAGAAGATGGTGGTATTCTATTACCCGAAAACCTTTCTGAAATTAAAATAAATTATTTAGGTTTTCATTATACAAACAAATGGAGTAATGAAAAATATCCACTTTTTTGTGTAGATATAACAGGTTTTAAACAAATTAGTTCAGAAGTTAATGAACAAAAAGAAAGTGAAAAAGAAGTTATTTTTTTAGAACCTTCAAAAGTTCCTTTAAATGAATCTCTTGTAAATTCTGCTATTTATCTTTTTATTAAAAAATCATTTATGAAATTTAATTAAAATTATGGAAAATTTTTTATTAAAAAAAATGAAAAAGAATCAAGAAAAAATTTTGTCTGGAAAAAAGATACAAAAATACAGATATGATTTATTGCAAAACGAACAGATAGAAAGAGATAATCAATGGTACATAAAAAGATTACAATTTTATGAAAATTTATATGGTGAAGAACAAGCAAAAGAAATAGTAAATAGGGAATATGAAAAAGATTTAAAAAGAAGATTGAAAAAAAATAAAAAATAAAATAAATTTTATTTGTATAAAAGGGATAAATTCTATCCCTTTTTTATTTTTTTGATAAATAATAATAATTTAAAATAAATTATGAATGAATTTTTACGTTTCTTTTAAACCTATAGATGAATTAAAAAAATATATTTTTAACGTAAAAAAACAATTTACAATAGATGTTATAAATATTTTTAAAGAATATAGGTATAACATTAAAGAAAATAATAATAAATTTAAAGAAATTTTAATAAATAGAAAAATAGAAAATTTATTAGATTATTCTATATCAAGAAAATTTGATAATATTATTTATTCAAATCCATATTTAGGAGAAGAAACATTATTTAATTTATTAAGCCGTATTCAATCTAAATCTATTCAATATGAATTTATATTTTTAACAGAATACGAAAAAAATAAAGAATTTTACAAATATTTTGACAAAATTATTTTTTATTTAGAAATTAAAAAAATGAGGATTTTTAATTAAATATAGAATAAAAATAAAAATATAATGTCTTCTGTTAGGCCACCAAAAACTGAAAAAGGAATTAGTGCAATTTCTACAAGAGCTAAAAACCCTCCTGCGGATTTATATGAAGAACAAACTGGAATGAGTATGCTTACTAATTCTTTAAGTAGTTTAACAAAAAAAAATGAAGAAGAAAATCAAACTGAATATACTGGCAAAGTTTTAAGTATTCTTAGTGGTTCTTTGAGTAGTCTAAGAAAAAAAGAAGATATAAATCAACTAAAAACTACAACAAATTCTCCCGAAGATTTAAAAATTCCAAAAGCACAAACTTTTGACCAAAGATTGCTATTTGCATTTGATGCTGAAACAGGAAAAATTTCTACATCTCTCAATTCTGCATTAGAAGAACCCTTAACAGATGGTATGATGTTAAAAGAAAGAGATGAAGAGGGTGAATATTTAGTTTCTTGGAAAGATTTTACAAAAGATAATCTTTTAAATGAATTTTATGGTGTTCCATCTATTATGAACGAAAATGCTTATGTAAATCTTCAAGCGTGCGGTGGGAAATTAAATAATAGATATTTATTTGATAGTAAAGATGGAAAAAGATGGTATAATTCAACAGAAAAAACAAAAAATGATGGTAAGGGTGTTCAGCCTTCTGCAACTCCTACCGTAAGTGAAATTGTTGAATGGAGCAAACAAGAGGAAAATATAAACAAATTCCCATATAAATTTCAAGATTTTGCCTTTTGTAAATATTGGCAAAAAATACCAAATAATTATTTGATAACTCTTAGAAGATACCCATATCCTGTAAATGATGCTGTTGATTTAGGAAAAGATACACTTCAATTTAAATCTGCATTAAGACCTGTTTCAACTATGGTTACTTGGCTTGGGGAAGCAACAGGAAATCCTATAACAAATATTTTGGGTCCTATTGAAACAAGTCTTAGATGGGGAGAAGCCAAAGCAGATGTTTGGCAAGTAACTACAACAAAAGAACCTGGAGGCGTGAATAACCCAGCTCCTCAAGCGGCAAAAGTATTAGCTGCTTTACAAGGTGGATTGCAATCTTTACGTAAAAAGCCAGCACCAATGATGCCTCCAGACCCATATTCTAATGGACCTTATGCAAATAAAGTTTATGGACCCGTGAATGTTATAGATAAAGTTAAAAAGAGAGAAAGGGGTATGGATTTTAAACATAGTATAAATCTTGTTTTTGAATATGTTGCAAGACCTTATGGTGGAATAAATACAAAGGCAGCTGCACTTGATATATTAGGAAATATTCTTTTAACTTGTAGTGCAACGGCTCCATTTTGGGGAGGCGTGAACAGATTTATGCCAACTGCTGGACAAGGAACTGGTGATCCTTTTTTAGGAGGACCTGCAGGAAGAAAAGCTTGGATTCAAGCAAATCCTGAAAAATTTTTATCTGCATTACAGAAACAATTTACTGATATTTATGACAATATAAAAGGAATTTTTGAACAACTTATGGGAAATCCCATAGAAGGACTTAGACAACTTGCAAAAGATGGCGCAAAAGATTTTATGAAATATTCTACAACTGATGCAAGGTCAATGGTGCAAGGTATTCGTTCCCTTCTTACAGGTGAACCTGTTGGTGAATGGCACGTAATGGTAGGAGCCCCGCACAATCCTATTATGATGATTGGGAATTTAATTTGTACAAATTGTAAAATAGAATTTGGAAATGAATTAGGTCCTGATGATTTTCCTCTTGAAATAAAAGCAACAATTACATTAGAACACGGAATGCCAAGGGACCGTGCAGCAATTGAGTCTATGTTTAATAAAGGAAGAGGACGTATTTATGCACTTCCTAAAGGTTATGAAGAATCATTTAGTAGTGTAAATGAAACAAAAGTTGATAAAGCAACAGGTAAAAAACTTGGAGAAAGATTAAAACAAATTGAAAAAGCACTTGTTGGTTCCAGAAAAACTGCTCTATATGGATTAGGTTTTGATAATCCAGAAAAAGAAAATAAAAGTCAAAGTTCATTAAATAGTCCTGCACCAACAATAAAACAAACAAATAAAAATAATGCCGCAGTACCCAAGCCAAAAAAATAATTTTTATGATAGAATATAGAATTACACAAGATGATAAACCTATTATTAAAGATAAAAATGGTGAGGAATATGTAGACCTTATACAAAGAGATTTTAAAAGGGAAAAAAAGGAAAAAATTATAAATTTTTATGTAGTTAAAGAAGAGGATATTTGTAGACCTGATATTATTGCTATTAAAATGTATGTTTCACAAGATGATACTGAATTATTTTTAAAAAGTAATGAAATAAGTAATCCTTTTTCTATTGAGCCTGGAGAAATTTTTTATCATTTTGATAAAATTACAATAGAGGAATCCGCAAATAATTTTTCAGAATTAGAAATTAAAAAAGATATAAGAAATCAATATATTAAACCTGAAAAGGCTTCTAAAATAGACCCTAAATTAAAAGAATTTGTAAATAGAGAAGATGTTTCAAAATTAGAAAATAAAAATCTTAATCTTCCACCAAATTTTGCAAAATTTGGTGATTTAGAGGTTAAAATAGAGAGCGGTAAAATTGTTTTTGGTGATGATGTTACAAGAAACAATAAAGATTGTGGGAAACCTCTTAGCAAGAGTGAATTACTTGCTAAAATAATTAAAAATAGGATATAATGAAACTTGATGAAAAATCAATAATAAGGTCTATTTTTGAACCTACAATTCCCATAGACAAAATGGAAATTAGGGATACATCTACAAAAACAGGTGATGAATATAATCCAAAACAAAAAGGGGAGGAGAGCGGTGAAAGAATAGAAAATATGTTAGGTATAGATTATCCTTTTATAATGATAAATAATTATCATTTTGATGAAAAAGAAATCATTTTTTTTGAAATAATTGAAGAAGGATTTTTACCTACTTGTACATTCATATTTAAACTTGTTAAAACAGACCTTTTTTCTGGAAAGGCATTCCCAAAAGATGGTGATATTCTTAATGTTTTTATACGTGCAAAAAATGACCAATTTAAACCTATTCGTAATGATTTTTTAATACTTTCTTGTGATGCAGGTGAAGGTGGTACAGAAAATCTTGGTAGAGAAATTGTTATTACAGGAGAATTATTTATACCAAGAATTAAAGACCAAATACTTAAATCATATAAAGGAACAAGTTTTAAAGTTTTGCAAGAAATAGCTAAGGAATTAGGTCTTGGATTTGCAACAAATGAAACAAATACAGACGATGAACAAACTTGGTTATGTGCAAATGAAAATTACATAAATATTATTAAAAATATTGCAAAACATTCTTGGAAAAATGTAGAAAGTTTTTACAAAGTGTTTATAGATTGTTATTATCATCTTAATTTTGTAAATGTAAATAATCAATTAACAGCAGAAGAAATTGTGGCTGAGCAACTTATAGATATACCAGGTGTTAAAAATTATTATTCAGGCCATAAAAATGATACTAAAAATACACAATATGTTGATAGAAAATTTTAATAAATCTTGATAGTTATAAAACTACTAATATGTTTATTACAGGTCATAAAACAATAAATGAAAGTTCAAGAATAAATGAAAAATGGGGCTATAAAAGATACATACAATTTTTTGATTTAAAATCAAAAAAATATTGGGAATTATTTATAGAACCTATAACAACTCCTGGTTCAGAAAAAGAAAAAATCATATTAAAAGGAAGAATAAATCCTAATAATACACCTTTTGATTCTTTAAATAAACTTGCAAAAAAACCTGATGAAAAAGATAGGAATCAAGAATCAAGAAATTATGCAGAAGATTTGTGGAAAACACAAAATAGATATGTTTGGAAAGGAATACAGAGTAAGAATGTTCATTCAAATTGGTTTTTTTCAGAGGAATATAATTTAAGAAATCTTGCTGAATTAGAAAAAATGTATTTAGAAGTAAAAATACACAGATGGAATCCTAATATTTTTATGTTTGAAAAGCTTCCTGTAATCTTTTTTTCAACAAATACAGATTACACAAAAAATAGAGCAGTTACAAATAAAGAAGAGGAGGAAGTTATACAAAATAAAGATTTTAGGCCACCTCTTATTGACCATTTTAATTCTGGATTTTATGTAGTAACTGGGAAACGTATAATATATGAAAAAAATAATACAGATACAAGTAATTATCCTGATGCTGATGAATATGTAGGACCTTCAATGAAAGAAGTGATAAAATTAAGTAGGAGGGAATGGCCCGTTCCTTAATGATAAATAAAATAAAAATTTGATTTACACTGACTCCATAAGAAAAAAATTTTTATCAAGCGGTGGTTTTTTAAATCCCAATGATAAAATGAGCAATTATCAAGATCCTACATATCTTGGATTTACAATAAAAATTGTGGATTCTCTAAATGATATAAATGACCTTGATAGTTTGCCTCACGGCCTTTTTTGTGTAAATGGTGAAAAAAATGATTATAGTGCAATAAAATATTTAGAAACAAGAGGAGAAACCCTAAGAGCAAATTATTTAAGAGAATTTGAATATCTTTTTAAAAAAATATTGATAGAAAATCCCTGGTATTTTACAAAAATATCAGGGATTGGTGAATTATGGAAATTAGACCCCAAACAAAATTTTAGGGCAAAAGAAAAAAAGATTACAATTGAAACAATGGAATCCTTAGATTTAAGGATAACAATGTTATTAGACCTTTATAGAAAAGCAGTTTTTGATAGTCAATGGATGCGCTGGGCAGTTCCAGAAAATCTTAGGTTTTTTAAAATGAATATTATTATTTCTGAAACAAGACTTTTAAAGATACAAGAAAAAACAAGAGAATCTATTTATGGAAAAGGATATATTATTGATGAAACATTTTCAAGTGAAGGTTTAGATTATCCTGGTGCTTCTTCTCTACCCTGGACGACTGGAACATTTATTAAATTATCACTTGAACAATGTGAAATTGATATAACTGATGCAGTTCCTCCTTTTTTAGAAGGATTAGGTACAGGTCCTGAAAATATGGCTGTAAATAAATTTTCAATAAAATTTGGAAAGGTGAGTGAAAAAAATGTTTATGGTTTATTGGGCGCAATTGTGGAAGAGACTAAAAATTGGTTAGACTATACTAAAAATAATATGTTTTTCCCGTCTGAGGTTGCAACAAAAACAGATAAGCCAAATACACAAATTCCAAGAGAGATTGTAGAAGAAAGTTTTTATCCTACTGATTATGTTTCAGGTGAAAAAGCAAGAAAAAATAAATATAAAGAATTTTTTCCTGAAAATCCTCAAGAATCCTCTGAAAAAATAATGAATTTTAATTTTAATAATATTTTTAAAAATCAAATGTCTTTAAAAGATTTTCCTAATTTTTTAGAAAAAATAAGTTTAAGTCCTCAAGATAAAATAAATCTTAATATTCTAAAAAGTGAATTTAATAATCTTAATGTAAATAGACTATTAAATGATAGCGGTTCAATAGACCTTTTGTTAAAAAATACCGCAAAATCTTTTGAAAATTATGCAAAAGGATTGACTAAACTTGACAAAAAAAAATTTGAAGCAGTTTTAAGTAAAAATCTTGGAACAAATATAAATGTAGGTGATTCTAATAGTATATTAAAAGGTTTGCAAAAATTTGCACCAAATAATATTTTTAAAAATAATCCTGAAAAACCTGAAAAAACTTCAATAAATTTAGAAAAAAATGACAAAAATGTTGCAAAAGATTTTAAAAAAAATATATTAGAATTAAAAAGCGGGATACAAAAAAATTTAAAAATAAATACTTTGTTAAAAACAGGAAGTAAAATAGAATTTAAAAAACCTAAAATATAAAATGGAAAATCTTACAAAAGAAGAAATACAGAATAGAATTTTTTATGGGGAAGTAGTAGATGCAAATGATCCTGAATATGATGGGCGTTGCAAAATAAGAGTATTTGGTGCATTTGATAAATTAAAAGATGAAGAATTGCCTTGGGCAGTTCCAGGAAACGGGAATATTTTTTCAGGAGATGGCGGAGGAGATATTTCAATTCCAAAAAAAGGTTCTATTGTTAGAGTAAGATTCCCAAGTGGTGAAATTTATTCACCAGAATGGGTATCAATGCCATATCTAAATGAATCTTTAAAATCTTTAATAAAAAATAGTTATCTTGGTTCACAAGTTTTATTGTATGATGAAGAGGAACAACTTAAAATATTTTACACACCAAAAATATTTTAAGTTGTTCCTCTTCATCATACAATAAAACTTAAAATATTTTACACACCAAAAATAGGTCTTGAAATAAATTTTGGTGATAGCAAATTTTTAATAAATCCAGACAAATCAATCACAATAGAACATAAAGATACACAAAGTATAATAGAACTACAAGGAAATGATATAAATATTACCTCTCAGGCTAATATAAATATTACGTGTCCTGATAAAATAGAAGAAACAAGTACAAATTTAATTTTAAATGGGAAAAAATTAACACAACTTGGTCCTACAGGAAATATGAGTGGTGTTGGTTCAGAAGCATTGTTTTCCTTCTTAAAAGCACTTGCAAACACAGTGGATTCCAAATGGCCTGCAACACCTGGTTTAATGTCAAGTCTTGCAGAGGCAGCAGAAGCTGCATCTACATCAAAAGTTGTTAAAATAAGTGTTCCATAAATAAACAATTTTAACATAAAATTTATATTTTTTTTAAAATCATTTTAATTTTTATTATGTTTTATGAAATATTTTAATATAATACCTCTTGTTGGAGGAATGACTATTGCAAACATTAAAGCCACAAATACATTGCCTACTGCTATTTTTTCTTTCACAAATTTTGAAAGAAATGAAAAATATTTAAAAAAATATTTTTCAGATAAAAATTATGATATTCCTTATTATATTATTCCAGCAAAGAAAGAAGAATACGATAATTTTTTTAAAGAATTTTTGGATAAGAATCCTAAATTTTTTGAAAATACAGATTTTGTTTCAACCGTGTGTCCGTGTTCAGGATTATCTATGTTAAATGTTTCATCAGGTGATTATTCACGTGGTAGTAATGCACCACAAAATGAATGGATTTACAAAACAATAGATATTGCTCTTAATTATATTAGACCCAAAGTTCTTTGGGGTGAAAATGCTCCCCTGTTATTTAACATAAAAAAAGAAAATATAGGTTTAAAATTAAATGAATTAGCGGAAAAATATGGTTATAGATTTTTAATAATTAAAACAAATACAGAATTACACGGAATACCACAAAGAAGAGTTAGAACATTTTATTTTTTCTTTAAGGATTATATTCCTTTGTATAATATTCCTCATTCAACTAACAAACAAAATTTAAGAGAATTTTTATCAACTATTTCAAAAGATGCAACATTTAATGATATTTTATGTAATGGAATGAAACTTAATGAATATGAAAATTTTTTTAAAAATTTACCTTTCTGGAAATATTTTATAGAAGAAAATGGTGATAAATATTCTCATATATTAGAAAGAATTAAAGATAGAAAAAAAATATATTCTCCTTTAAATGAAGATATTATAATAGATGAAGATACTATTTTAAATTATAGGGAATATGTTCTAAATAATATTGAAAAACAAGAAAATCCTGACATTAAAATACAATGGAAAAGAGTTTTAAAATTTTTAGATAGACTTATAAAAAAATCAAATGCAGGTACAGGAAATTTTAAAATAGTAGGTATTTTTACTATACATCACCCTATGTATTCAAAAGATTTAATTTATCCTGCAGTTATAACTAAAAATTTACTTCTTACACATATTTATCCAGAAAACAGATTATTAACAATAAGAGAAGGAGCTAAACTTATGGGACTGCCTGATGATTATGATTTTGGTGATAAATTTAAAGTAGAAATTTTACACGCAATTTCACAAAATGTTCCTGTAAATACAGCACAAGATATGACAAAATTTGTTATTGATTATTGTGAAAATAAATTAGAGAGATTAAATTCACAATTTGTTCTTTATGATAATATTTTTAATAAATTAGAAGAAGTGAAAAAAAGATGTCGTGTTCTTTTTTAAAAAATGTTTAATCCATTAGAAATATTTTCAAAATTAAATGAACTTTTAAGTTTTAAAAAAAGATTAGAAGAGGAAAAGGAAAAATTAAATCCTAATGAACCTTCTAATCTTGATTTTTTTGAAGAACTTAAAAAAATAGATAAGGATTTTGTTATTCCACAAATCAAGCCTGCTGAGCCATTCTTAAATGATAAAAATATATTTAATAATTTTTCTATAAATGATTTAGAAAAATTAGAAGAAAATACATTAAATCTGAAAAAACCTAATCAGGAAATTTTTAAAAATTTAAAAGATATTTGTGTATGTACGTGTGATGAAAACAAATCAAATTTAGATAATGATATACCCGAATTAGAATTAGATAATGAAAATATAAAAAATAATGATAAAGAAAAAGAAAGATTTATTGCAATTTTTAATATAAAAACAAATAACATAAAAAATATAGATAACGAAATATACAATGGATATAAAATTCCTTTAAGGGGAAAAATAATATCAAAGTTAGGACAAAATCTTATGATAGAATTAGAGGAAAAAATAAAAGAATATGATAATGAAATAATTTTAAATGAAATAAGTGGTGAAATAGAAAAACAAAAAAATAGGGCAGAAACATATTTAAAAGCAAAAGAAAATTTTTACAATTATTATCATAAATTCTTATATTATAAATTGATAAAAAAATTTTATGATTCACTATACTTTTCCCTTTTAAATTATTATGAAAATTCAAGAAAAATAATAGAGGAAAGACAAGAATTGATAAAACAATATGAAAAAAATATAAGTATTTTCAAAAGATTAAATGATGATAAGAAAAGGGAAGAAATAATAAATTTACAAATAAATTTATCATTAAGAATAAATTTTTTAAGTAATCAATTAGAAACTATAAAAAATAATAATGGTTTCTACAATTATTTAGGTTTTAATGAAGCAAAAATATTACCTGATAAAATTTTATCTAATACAAAATTTATAAATTTTTCACCTAAAAATTATAGTATAGATTTAATTCAATTATCAAAAAAGATAAAGGATTTATACACAGAATTTTCAGATTATTTGTTTATAGATTTTGAAAGAATAAACAATTTAACATATTTTAATATAGAAAAGGTTCTTGACCCAATAAATTTTAAAATAGAATCATTAGATAAGTATCAAAATGAAAATAAGAATGGAAAATTTTTTATCTATATTGAAAATTTAAAAAATGAAATAAATGAATTTGTTAAAAATACAAAAGATTTTTACAATGAAAAAAATTTAAATAATATTAAAAATATTGAAAATTTTTGGAATAAAAAAATAGAAGATTTAGTAGAAGATATTTGTCAAAAAATTGATATTCAAACAAAAGATTATGCTTTTTTTATTCTTTCAAAAGAAAAAATTTTAGATGAACTAAATCAAAATAATACTATACAAGGAATAAGGATTAAAAGAGAACAATTTTTAAAAGATGAATTTGTTCCTCTTGAAAATAAGATTTCAGAATGGAAAAATATTATAGAAAATTTTGAGAATAATCAAAATTTTGAAATATCAAATAATAACAGATTTTATGATTTTGATGAGCCAAGCATAATCAAAATAAACAATATCACATATTACAATTTTTTAATAAAAGGTACACAAAAGAATGAAACAATAAATGATAATAATTATACAGATGAAATAAAGATTCCTAAGATAGAAGATACAGAAATTACAAAAAAAGAATATTGGGTTCAATGGTGTAAAATAGCAACTATTGTAAATCTATTCCCAGAATACTGGCCTATTGGTATAATTATTCCCTCTTCAAATGGTTTAATAAAAATTCCGTGTCCTATAATTTGGAAATTTTTAATATCTATTCCTAATCCTTTTTGTGTGATTGTTATAGGATTAACAATATGCGGATTTTGTGTTTTTCCTTTTGTTTATATTTTTAATCCTAATTGGGATTTTCCTATAAATATTGTTAGAAAAAATGAATCCTATTTTGTTGTAGGATTAAGAGGACCTTCTAAAATTTCCTCAAATGTATCAAATCAAACTTTTAAAAATTTGATACCTGAAATAGATAAAAACTATTTGTTAAGGATAAATAATATAACAAAAAATATAAAATTTAAAAATCAAATAAATCTTGATTTTATTAAAAAATTGCCATTAGAAAAAGAAGATCACCCTCCTTTTTCTAAACTTTCAATAAAAAATTTTAGATGGGTGAATTATTTAATAGAATGGTGTAAAGCAGGTAAAAAAACTTATGGATTTTTTGAAAAATAAAATTTATTGTTTCACATTAAAACTTTTTAATAAATGAAATCAAGCAGATTAAACAAAAAATTATCAAATCCAAAAAATGGTTTAAGGGTTTATTCACAAGAACCTTATGCAGAAGAACTTTTAAAAATTTATGAATCATTTAATTTAGAAACTTCAACACAAAGTTCTTTTACAAATTCTAACAAAGATTTTGAGATTGGGAAAAGATATTATTTAAAAGATATTATCCCAATAAATAATTATTCAATTTTATGTAGAGTTGGAAATGGCGATGTAATAATAGACATTAAAAATGAAAAAAAATTTTTAAAATCTTTTGAAAAAACAGATGAAGAATTTATAGAAAATCTAAAAAATAATAATGATTTTAAAGAATTCATTATTAAAAATTGCCCAATTAACATAATATCAATAAAACCAAGATTAAAAGCAACATTTGTTGAAGATGCTACAATCTGTATAAAAGAAGAAATGTTAAAAGAGATTAAAAATCCAACAAGAGTTTGGAAAGCTAAAATAATAAAGAAAAATGCAGGTGGCTATATGGTAAAAGTTGGAAATATAGAAGGATTTCTCCCAGGTTCACTTGCATCTGCAAATATTGTAAAAGATTTTGATGAATTAGTAGGTAAAGAGGTAAATGTAATGATAGATGATTATTTGCATAGTTCTAAAATGTTTGTTTTTAGTGTTAAAAAATATTTGTCTTATATTTTGCCACAAAAAATAAAAGAACTTGATTTAACTAAAAAATATACAGGATATGTAACAGGAACATCTAAATTTGGTATTTTTATTGAATTTGATGAAATTTTTACAGGACTTATGCACATAAGTAAAATGAGTCCAGCAATGATAGATAAATTTAACAATAAAGAATATAAGGCAGGAGATAGTATTGAATTTTATATTTTAGATAATACAGAAAAACTAATTTTAACAGATTTAGATGTAAATGAATTAAGAAAAGAGCACGAAGAAAAAATTGAAGAATTAAAAGAATTTAAATATGTCATAGGAAAAGTTGTTTCTTCAAAAGAACACGGTGTCCTTTTAAAATTAGGTGAAAGTAGAATGGGAGATATTTTAGGATTTGCACCTATGACAAAAAATAATAATCAAAAATATGAAATAGGAAAAAATTTAAAATGTAAAATTGTAAATGTTAATAACAAATATAAAATAACACTGAAAATTGAAAAATAAAATAAAAAAAAAATGAAAAGTTTTCAAAATTTTATTATTGAAAATCTTAATGAAAATTTACAAGATTACACATTTTATCACGTATCTCCAGGACCATTTCCAAAACTAATGCTTTATAGATATAGCAGACAAGAAGGTGGTGTTGTACTTTTTTTCTCTTTAAATATAGAAGATTCATATGCTTGGTATAAAAATTCTTTAAATAAAGGTAATAGTAATTCTCAAATAATTAAATGTGTTTTGTCAAAATCTTGTAAATTAACCCATATAGATGATGTAAATGAATTAACACCAAGTGAAAAAAAATCTTGGGTTGAAATGGCAGTTAGTAATCCAAATTATAAAGAATTTTCAAAACACCCAGCTACTAAAAAATTAAAGAAAATGGGTATAAATGGTGTTCAAATTAAAGATTATGACCCAAGAGATTTTTCAAAAGACCTTGATTCATTTGTTTTATTTAATTTTTCACCTGAAGAACACATAGAATATTGGGAATCAATTAAAATAGACCCTAAAAAACTTTAAAATTATGAAAAATAATTTTGACAAAGAAAAATTACAAACTGCAACGATTGGAATAGAATTTGAATTTTATTCCAATTTATCTCTTGAAAAGACTGCGGAAAGTCTTTCAAAAAAATTAAATAAAAGAATTGTAGTACCATATTCTCTAAATGATATAAGAAATCCAAAACCTTTATATCATTCTCCTATAACACCCACAGAGGATATTTTTAAAATAGAACCTGATTATTCAGGAGGTCCTGATATGCGGGAAATGATAACAGGACCTTTAAAATATAAAGAAGCAAAAGATATTATTATTAAAGTTTTTGAATGGATTAGAGATAATGGTTACACAAATGAAAGGTGTTCCATACATATAAATATGAGTTTGCCTGAGGGAAAAACAACAATAGATAAAATGAATATTCTGTATTTTATACTTACTTTTGATGAGGATAAAGTATATGAAAGATTCCCAAACAGGAAAGATAGTGTATATGCAAGGAGCATAAAAAAAATATTCCCAAATAATATAATTTATTATTCTACTTTTAATGGTTTATCCAAAGAAAAATTTGTTGTTCCTTCTGAAAAATATTTTGGTGTTAATTTTACAAAAGCAGAAAAAGGTTATCTTGAATATAGATATTTGGGTGGATTAAATTATCATAAAAAGAGAAAAGAAATTCTTGAACTTATAGATTATTTTATAGAACATTTGTATAAAGTTTTAAACTGGAACGGTGTTTTATCAAGAGTTGAAGAAACAAAATGGGAAAAATATGTTGAAAAATATGAAAAAGTAGTGAACTCCATAAAAAATTATGAAAATTTTAGTGAAATTTATCCTGAAATAAAATTAACAATAGACCTACAAAAAAATCCACAAATAATAAAAACTTATTGGCATATATTAGACAAATTTATTTACAAATTATTAACATCATTTGGAATGAAGTCCGGCAAGATAAATTATGATAGTGATAAAGGACAAATTGAAGTTAAAGATGCAACTTTATCAGGTGGAAGTCTTAATTATTATCATTTTTATGATTGTGAATTAGAGGGAGTGTTTGATAATTGTTATTTTACAAATTGCACAATAAAAAATTCAAGAATTGTTAATTGTAATATGGTAAGAGGAAATGAAATAATTTTTTCTAAAATTGCGGAAACAGCATTAACTAATAAAAATAAATTTGTAGAAAATTGTTTTATAGAAAATAAAAAAGAAATTATAGATTGTGAAGTGATTAAAGGTGTAATAAGATATGGAATTATTGGGAAAAAAGCCAAAATTTCAAAAGAAACACTTATTATAGAAGAAATAAAACAAAATTAAAAATGTCCAAAGAAGAATTTATTCAAATGATTCAAGCTGAAATCACAGTTTCGGGACAATTACCACACGATTTGCCAAATGATGAATATGAAAGAGTCATAAAACAAGCTTTAAATTGGTTTTACATAAATTATAGACACGCAGTAGAAGTTCAATATTATGTTATACAAAATCATTGGTTTTCAAACCCATTATTTCAAAAATCAAGAAGTGTCCTCCTTCCTGATTGTGTTGTTTCTGTGTATGAATGTAAAGAAATAAAAGGAGGAAGTATAATTGGTATAATGGGAGGAGAATTTTCAATAAACAGAATGGTTGCATCTGAATTATTCTTTTCGTCTTTTGTAACAGATGACCTTGTTTTAAGAACAGCACAATATGCTTTTTGGGATTTGTCAAAAGCATTTATGTTAGACCACGTAGGATTTGAATTTAATACAAATACAAAAAGATTAAAAATAACAGGCAGAACACCCAAAGCAAATCTTTTTCTGGAAACTTATGTTAAAATTGAGGAGAATAAACTTTTTGAAGATTGGTATTTTCAAAGGTATTGTGTTTGTCAATGTAAAAAATCTCTTTCAAGAATGTTATCTGCATTTACATATAGTTTGCCTGGAGGTATAACAATAAATACTGATTTATGGGCAAGTGAAGCAGATAGTGAATTAGAAAAAATATTGACTAAAATAGATGAAGAAAATTCACCTGATTGGTTATTTATTGTAAATTAAAAATATGGAAGAAATTTATTGTAGAAATCCCGATGAATTTGGATATAATCCTAATTCATTAGTAACAAAGGATAGAATAGAATGGTTGCTAACAAAAATTAGAATGATTCTTTTCACTAAACCGGGTGAAGTTCTTGGTCACCCTGATTTAGGAATAGATTTAGAAAAATATGTATTTGAAACTTATGTAAATTCTAATTATATTGAAAAAGAAATTTATGGGCAACTTTTATTGTTTGTGCCTGAAATTAAAGATTTTAATGTAAATGTGAAAGTTTCATTTCAAAAGGGAGAATATAGGGACCAGTGTTTTATAGATATTATTATAGATGGCACAAAATATTTAGGAATATTAGTAAAATAAATTAAATCATTGGAAATTTTTAAAAAATCAAGAATATTATTTCAAGAACTTTTAGAAGATGCAAAATCATATTTAAGTTTTAAATTTTCACAAGCAGATGAATTATTTTCGCCCGCATCTCCTTTTGGGCAACTTTTGTCTGTAATAATAAATCTTGGAAAACTTATTCTATATTATATTGAGGATTCCATTACTGAATTAAATATTTATACTGCTTCAAGGAATAGTTCTATTAAAACTCTTTCAATTATTAGCGGGCACAATCCTTCAAGAGCAATTTCAAGTCAAGGATTGATTAGTCTTAAATGGAAAGAAAAAGATATTGATATAAATGGGAATACAATCCTTATTCCTAATTATACAAAAATAATAAATCAATCTAATTCTTTAACTTATACAATTTATCTTGAAAGTGATTTTATTTCTGTACCACTTTTAAAAAATTCATTAACAAAAGTTAAAATATATCAAGGTGAAATAGAAACACAACAAGTAACAGGAACTGGTGAACAATTACAATCTTACAATATAAGAACTAAAAGGGGTGCACAAATTGAAAATAATCTTGTTAAAGTTTTTGTAAATAATGAAGAATGGAAGCCATATTGTTCCCTTTATGATATTCCTTATGATGCTCCTGGTTATGTGATAAGAACAGGATTATACAATGGAATTGATATATTTTTTGGAAATGGATACAATGGCAAAATTCCTCCTCTTGGTGAAACAATAAGAATAGAATATATTGTAACAGATGGCGCATTAGGAAATGTATTTAAGAAAGATGAAGCACAATTTGTTTTTGATGATTTTGGAATTGATTTGCAAGGAAATGAAATTGACCTCAATGAAGTTTTTGATATTCGTTTAGAAACACCGCTTCTTTTTGGTTCAAATGAAGAACCTATAGAATTAACAAGACTTTTAACTGCAAATGTTTCACGTTCTTTTGTTCTTGCAAATGAAAAAAATTACTTATATTTTTTACAAAAATTTAATCAATTTTCTACAATAGAAGTTTTTAATAATTATGATGATAATGATCCTTCAAATGATAATATCATTTATTTATTTCTTATACCTGATATAACAAAAAGAGTTCAATCAAATACAAATTATTTTGAAGTAAGTAAAGATAGATTTTTATTAACAGAAGATGAAAAAAATAGAATTTTAGAATTGATAAAGGAATCAGGACAACAAATTTTAACATCTGAAATTATAATAATCAATCCTATTTTAAAAGAATATGTAATGAATGTAAATATTAGAGCATATCAAGGTTATTCCAAAGATAATATTCGTAAAGAAGTTATAGATAAGATTTCAAATTATTTGCTTCATAATAAAAGAAGAGATAAAATTCCAAAAAGTGATATTATTTCTTTATTAGAAAATATAAAAGGGATTGATTCGGTGAATGTTTGGTTTATATCAAAAGAAAATGAAATTGCAAGACTTAATGGTTATATTGGTGAAGATATAGGATTAGATGAATTTGGTGATATTAGTATAAATAAAAATGAATATCCTATAATAAGAGGTGGTTGGTATGATAGGAATAATATAGAATACATAGATGGCATAAGTTCTGAAAAACTTAGTTCATTAAATATTTTCTTTTCTAAAAAAGATAGTATTGAAACAACAATGAATGAATTAAATCAAAATATAAAAACAAAAATAAAAAATGCCTAAGATAAGAGAATCTTATTATGATTTTATGTTACATTTACAAGATAAAAAATTGTATAAAAATGATTCTTGGAAAAATGGTATTTTAAAAAGAAGCATATCAACATATTTGTATAATGAACCAAAAAGAAAAGAAATTATAAATAATTTTGATAGGTTTTTTATCTTTTTAGTTAAAGAAACTTCAAAAATTAAGAATTTCTTTAACTTTGCAAATGATAAAAATAACACAGATGCAGACTAATATAAAAATATTTAATAAGAAAGGTGATAATATCAATCCTCAATTATTTGAAAATATTTCATATAGAGTTGAAGACACTACTGGTTCAGGTCTTCAATTGAAAATATGGACTAATTATCTTGGAACAATAATTCACGTCTGGATTATTGATGGAGGTTCTAATTATACAAGTCCTACTATTATTTTTGAAGACCTTGAAAATAAAGAAATTTTTTTAACAATTCCTCCTGATAAAATTACTCTTGGTTCAAATGATGAAATAACAAGTATAGATTTAAATGATCCTGATAACTTTGATTTTAATTCACAATCTTTTTTCTTATTTACAAATTATTACCTTAATAAAGTTTCAACGGGCCTTATAGAAAATGAAACATTCTATATTATAGAAGAAGTTTGGAATCAAACATTAAATAAAATTGACTATACAAAATGGAGTGTAGAACTCCTTGGACCTTTTGATTATACATATTATTCTGTAAAAAATGGTAGAGGAATAATAGAAATAGAAAATATAACACTTTCTTGTGATGGTGATAAAAATGATACTATTTTAAAAGTTTCCTCAATACCTCCTTCTATAACAATAGGAAAAAAATTAAAAGGTCCTGGAATACAAGAAAATACTTATGTTCTTGGTATAAATACAATCTTAAACGAAATTATTTTAAATCAACCTTTAACAAAAAATTTAAACAATACAAATATAAAATTTTGGACACCTCACGGATTAAAACAAAATACAAAAGTTTATCTGAATAATCCTTTTTTTAGTGGGACTTATGAAATTGATTATGTTGAGGATTTTATATTTTCATTCCCAATAGAACATAAAGATATTCCTAAAACAAATTACAATGGAACATATTTTGTATATCCAGAATTTGAATGTAAATTAACAGGAGATGAAGGATTTGATTTATTTAAAATAAATTATGGTGAAGAATATCCTGAAATAATAAAATATAAAAGTTTAAAATTAGTTCCAGATTATCATTTCCCAGGTGATTATTCTTATCGTCCTAATGGTACTAATAGACTTCGTATAATATCTGAATCACAAAAAAAGAGTGAATTATTACCTATACATATTTCATTTCAAAGTTTTGATGAAAATATATTTGTTTCTTCTTTTACACTTACAGATACCACATTTTCTTGGAGTAATGATTTGATTTTTAGAGCAATTCTTGAAATAGAAACAGAAGAAGAGGAACACAGATTTGGAATAAATCTTGATAATTTAGGTTATTCAATAGATTTAGAAGAAGAAAAACTTTTTAGGGATAGTGATATAAATGAAGATTTAGTAGATTATAGACTTTTAAATAGAAAAAGAAAAGAAATGCTTCTTGAGGGCAAAAATATTTGGCCCTATATAGGAACATATAAATCACTTTTTAACATTTTAGATTTTTTTGGCTACAAAGATATTGGGGTAAAAGAATATTTCCTAAATATAAATGAAAATTCAGAGGATTTTAATAAACTTAAACAAATTACAATACGAGGGGAAGACAAATATCTGAATAAAATTTCTATAAACAATAAAATTTATAAAAAAACAAACCTTCTTGGTCTTACATTTCCTATTGTTAAAATAGGTGATAATGTAGATGAATATGGAATTCCAGAAACAAAAGATTCATTTGAGTTCTCAATTGAAGAAATTTTAATAAAACTTTTTGGACTTAAAAAATTCTTAAAAGAAAAATTTCTCCCTCTTAATACAAAAATAATTGATATAACAGGTGAAGGTGTATATTTTACAAGATTTGGAATAAACAACTGGAACAATTGGAATGAAAATTATGATATTTCAATTTCAGAAAGGATAGAATTTAATGCGCCTGAATTATTGTATATTGATTTTTTAAATAATCCTGAAAGAAGTACCAAAAGTCCTAATCCTTTTAAAAAATTATCTAATTATACAGATAGATGGGAAGTTGAAAGTTTCACGGTATTAAATCCTGGAGGACCTTTTTATTCTATTCCAAAACTTCTTTTAAAATCAATAGATTCCTCAGAATTTGATTTTAAACCTTTTATGCGAGGACGTGCAACAAGTTCCTTTTCTGTAACTCATTCAGGAATTGGGTATCAAGTAGGTGATAAAATAACTCTTGGTGGTGGAATATATGAAAATCCTATTGTTCTTATTGTTGAAGAATTAGATTTAGATGGGTTCATTTCAAAAGTTTCAATTAAACCTGGAATATATCAAGGTAGTAAATATAGGAGTATTCCAGATATTTATTGGGATAATTATACACAAAGACCTATTGGTGGAAAATATAAAACAATAAATGTAACACAAAAATTTACAATAAGTAAAAATGAAATTCCTCTTGAAATAGAAGATATAATATGGAAAAAAAATTCTGAAAAATATGCGCAAATACCACAAGTAGAAATAATTAACAATGTTGGTGGCGCAAATATTGTTCCAAATGTTAAAAAAATAGATTCCTATAAAACAGGACAATTATCTAATTTTGTAGATTATTCTATTTTAGATGATCCTGAACAACCTGTTGGGGCCCGTTTAAATCTTTCAACTGAATTTAATATTTTGTTAAAAGATTTAACAATGACTTGGGAACAACTCTCAAATAAACAAGATGCAATATTAAAACCTTGGTATTTACCTGCACCAGCAGGAGTTGGTGAACTTATAGCGATAGAAATATTAAATCCTGGAAATGGTTATACATATAATCCTGAAGGTATAGTAGATGGTGATGGATATGGTGCAGAATTTAATATTAGTATTTTTGAAGGAAAAGTTGAGATTAAAAAAGTTGTAGTTAGCACAGTTTCAGATAGTTCAGGAATAAAGGATTTAATCACTCTTACCGTTCCTCCACAAACAATTGGTTTTGACAAAATTACAGCAGGAAAAATAGTAAAAGGTTCTGGAATTCCTGATGGAACAATTATTTCTTCAATAAATTATTCATCGGGTCAAATATTTTTACAAAATTATGATGGAGCCTCTGTTACAACAAACATAATGCCAAATGATATTATAGAAATTCACGAAGGTGTAGATGTTGTTACAGGTGGTTCTGGATATACAAATATTTCTCTCTCTACAAATGGTGGTCATACACAAACTCTTCATACTATTGAAAAAATAGGAAGAAGAGATTTTTATCAAATGCAATGGATTGTAAAATTAACAACACCTTATAGTAGTAACACTGAATTTTTTTATGATAGTGGAATAGGAGATATAGATGATTTAATTAGACACCAAGTAATCCTTCCATATACAGGAAAATATACAATAGAATTACGTTTATTTGATTTAATGAATAATGTTTCAAATTTAATTAAGAAAGACCATACAGAAGTGAAACAATATCTTCCTAACATTATTAGTCTTTCTAAATGGCTTACAATGCCCAATTTAACATTGGAATCAAAAGTTAGACTAAACAATATAGAAGGAGATTTTCTTAATCCTGAATTAAACACACAAAAAATAAATGTATTAAATTTTCCTTGGAATGTAATAGATTATGTGGATAATGAATATAAATTTTTGCCTGCTCCTGAATATAAAATTATAGAAGTGAATCAAGATGAATATTTAGAGGGTGAAGTTTCAGAATATTTAAGTGCAACAAAAACTGTGAAAATAAATGGACAAAAAAAATTTCAAAAATTAAACCTTTCATTTGACCCATTAGATTGGGTTTATATTGTTTTTAATGATAACATTTTTCATTTACAGATAACAAATATAGATTATTCAATATCTGGAAAAACAAAATTTGATTTTGTGGAAGAACCTCCTGCAATATTTAAAAATTCTCCTAAAAAATGGAAAATTTATAGGAAACTTTCAAATACAATAGTCATTGATGATCCTAAAGATGAAATAAGATTAGACTGGATAACACTTGAACAAAATGAAGATGAAATAATATACAGAATAAAGAATAAAAATGATTCTCAAGGAACAATAGGATTACCATCACAGCCATCAAATCCTATAAAAAATGGAGAGATAGGTTATATTTACAGAAAAAGAGATTTTAATCCAAGTAATGGAAATTTATTGTGGAATCCTAATGAAAGTTTATCATCTTGGGTATTTAGTGAAAATATAGATAATCCTACAAATAGTGGAAGATTCATAATAAGAACTACTATTGGGATAGATTTACTTAATGAAATTAGGCCAGGATTCACTATAATCTCTCTATTCATAAGTTATTTTGATAATTTAGAAGAAAGATATGATTTTAGGATTGTTTCTGCACAATTATTTACAGGAAATACGGGACCATATAATATTTGGAATGAAAGTGTTTGGATATTAGATGTAGTATCTTTAAATACAGGACCATTATTTTCATTAAATAATTATTTATTGAATAAAACAAGCAATCATAAAATTTGGTTAGAATATGAATATGATATTTTTCTCTCAAAGGTTAGGTATAATAATAACAATAATACAGAAATGTATATGGAATGGGATTTTTATCCTCCAAGTGAAAATTTTGTAAATTTTACTATTAACCCATCTGATGAACTTGAAAATAAAAATTATTTTTACAAATCAAAATATTTTTTTGGTGAGTATTCTTTTAAAATATTGAATAAAGGAATATGGAAAGGAGGTCAAGGAACTATTTTAAGACTTGATGACCCACATTCTTTATTATTAAATTGTGATACAAATTTTATAGTAAAACAACATAAATTTGATAAAAATTGGGCATTAGAAAGACTTGGGAATAGCACTCCTGAATTAAAAAATCTTGGACATCTTAGAATAGATGAAAACCCACATATTTCACTACAATCTAATATGTTTAGGAACAGGGTTGGAAGCTATGGATTTGATATAGTAAATATTTTAAATCCTACAATAAAATTAAAATTTAATGGTGAAAGTACGACTATAAATGTTGGTGTGTCTAATATAGGTTATCAATTTTGCAAATTATTTAAAGAATTAAATAATAAATTTAAGAATAGTTGGTTTTATCTTTTTGAATATTTTTTAGAATATAAGCCAGCACATAGTAATATTTTTAGAATTGATACAAATGAATCCAAAAAGCATTTATATGTTATTACAAATAATACATTTTCAATAGATGATACTATTTATATTCCATTCTTAAATGATGTATTTCATATAATAGATGTAATTACTATATCATCAGGTTCACCATTTCATTACAAAATAGAATTAGACCACGAAATAGAATTAGATTGGTTTTTAGGAACTTTTGAATCTGGGAGTAGAATTATAAAAAATATTAAATTTTTAAGTACAGATTTAGAATTTGGTGATAGTGTAAGTAGTCCTAATCTCCTTCCTCACCCAACACAAAATTTAATAGACCAAATAATAATACAAAATAATAAAATTGTTAATATTATTGTGAGTAATAATGCAACAATTTCTGGTGAAAATTACATATACAAAAATTATTCTGGTGAAACAAGTAATATTATTTGGATACCTGCAAATGCAACTGCAAATCAAATTAAGATAAAAGCAAGAAGTATAGATAATTCTGTATCAAGTTTAGGAATTGTTTCATCTGAAGGTCTTGAAATTGATTTTAATGGGACAATAAAAGAAGAAGAATTAAATTTTCATCTTGGAAAATTTTTAAATTGGGTTGGACACGGAAGGGGACAATTAGGTGGTTATGAAAATGATATTTATGAATTGTTATCTGAATATCCTGACTTATTAACATATTTTTCAACAAATCCAAATATAAAAAATGGTTTTCAAAAAAGAGAATATAATTTTGTAGAATATAAAAATATTTCAGATAATAATATTCATAAAAATTATAGAGAATCTTATTATGAACAAAAATGGCTTCCCTATATTGTTAGAAATGAACAATGGAGAATTTCAATGACTAAAATACAAGAAAATAAATTCTTTTCACCCATTGGTATAAAACATTTATTTACTGCAATGGGTTCAAGAACAACAGGAAAATCAAGATATATTTGGAGATTGTATAAGGATAATATATTAAAATTAGAAGTAGAAAGTAAAGTATTAGTATTCACTTTTGATGAATGGGGTGATTGGGAAATAGAGGTTGAAGTCTTTGATAATAGAGGAAATAATATAAAAAATAGGTGTTCTATTAGCCTATTTAGAGACTATAAGATAAATATTGAAAATTTATTAGAAAATTCAGAATATACTACAATTAGAGATGAAAAAAATATTGGACCTTATAATTATAGTTTTGATGAAAGTTTTGTTAATGATGAAGAATAAAAAAATTAAATCTAAATTAGTTTAATAAATTTTTTAATTAAAATTAAAATAATATAAATGGCAACAAAAAGACAAAAATTGCAAGAAGACAAATTGTTATCACCTGAAAAAAAATTATTAAAAAATTTAACATTAACTTTTAAATCAAAAACACAAAGACAAGAAGAACTACTAAATACAATCAAAAATAATACAATAGTATTTGTTTCTGGACCTCCTGGCACCGGGAAAACCTTTCTTGCTTGTGGTGAATCACTTAGAGAAATGATTTTAGAGCCCGATAAATATAAAAAAATAATAATAGTCAAATCTGTTACAACAACAGAGGGAGAGGATATAGGGTATCTTCCAGGTGATATAGAAGAAAAAATGGACCCCTTTATGTATTCTTTTATGTATAATTTTTATGAACTTGTTGGTGAAGAGAATGCAAAAGAAATGAAAAAATTAAAAATGATTGAAATCCTGCCACTTGCTTACATTAGGGGTGTTACATTAAAAAATTCTATTATTATTATAGACGAGGCACAAAATATAACAAAATCAAATATGAGAAGTATCTTAACACGTTTAGGTACTAATTCAAAAATGATTATTCTTGGTGATACTAAACAAATAGACCTTAAAAATAAAAATTTAAGTTCTCTTGAATATGTGATAGAACTTTTTAAATCTAAAAATATTGAAGATATAGGTTTTGTTTCATTTAAAAAAGAAGATATAATTAGACACAAATTGATAATTGATATAGAAGAAGCTTTTGATAATTTTTAAAACTAAATAGATTATGTTTAAAATATTAAATGAAAATCTTAAAGAAGAAAAGAAAGAAACTATTTTATTGATAGGTTCTTCCATATTTAATAGGTATTATCTTTTTGGTTTTACTATTGAATTTTTAAAATATTTAAAAGAATTTTATAATATTCATATTCTAACATTAGAATCCAAGAATTTAATTGAAAAAAATTTAAATAGTAAAAGTCTTGAATATGTTAAAGAATTTAAAATAATGTATTTAGACGTTGAAGAATTTTTTTCTTATACAAGTATAGATAAAAGAAAAACAAATGATTCAGAAGAGATTTGTAGTATTGTTTTTAACAAAATTTATGATTTTTTAAGTAACAAAAATAACTTATCAAATAATTATAAAAAAATTATCATAATACCTGAACATTTTCTTTGGCTGTCAGAAGGAAGTGTTAAAATAAACAATAAAAGAAAAAGTTTATCAAATTTTCACGATTATTTAGATGATATTTCAGAGGAAGATAAAAGAGAAATTGATAGATTAGTTGTAGAATATGCAAATAAAGATAAACAATGGAACAATCCACCAATGATTAAATCTTTTTTTAGATTTAAATGTATAGTTATACATAGAACACTTGCAAAGATAATATCATTACAAGAAAATAGGGATAGTGTTCAATGTATTGTTCCTATAAATGATCCTACTATTTTTTATAAATTATTAAAATATAATAATAAATTTTTATTAAAGAATTTAAAATTTATGTATTTTAGAAATGATTTTAGAGGTTCAAGAGAACTTACAGGTTTCAAAAATAAGTCTCAATTACAATGTATTTTTGAAAAAAATAATAATTTTTATTCAGGAAATGTAATTCCATTTAAGAAAAAACCTTTTGAAAGTTTTTTTGTAGGAAATATATTTCAAAATAATGAATGGGGAAGATTAAAATTTTTAGAAAATATTTTGTTTAAAATTTCCCCACATTTAGACAAGAATAAAAATTCATTTTTTATACCTATGACTAAAAAACATTATGAAGATAAAAATTTTAAAAAATATTGTGAAGAATTAGAAAAAAATAGTTTATGGAAAGGAGCAGTTGATGTCTTTCATATGGATATAATTAACAATTATAAATATGGGATAATTTCAACACCAAGAACAGAGAATGATAGTTTAAGTTTTAAGCCTGAAAAATATGTATATCTAAATATTTTGCCACTTTTAGAAGAAAAATATGACCCCGCTAATTTAATGCTTCCTGCTTGGACAAAAGAATGTATTTATTTCAAAGATGCAGATGAACTATTAGAGAGAATAAATTATTTTAACAATAATCCAGATAAGGCGCAGGAAATTATAGATAGATTAAAAGAAGAATTTAATTTTTATGATTTTGAACAAAATATAAGAAAATATGTAATTGATTTTTTTGAGATAAAAGAATAAACATTTTAATTATTATTTAAATAAAAATATAAAAAAAATGGATTTGCAAAAAGTAAAAATTAACCCAGACGATTTAAAATGGATAGATTGTGGGTGTCCTGAAAAAAATAAAGTTTTTGAACCTTCAATTATGTTCAAAAAGATGCCTTCTTTTATGTCAAGTACAGGAAAAGATGAATTCCTCCCGGTTGATGTTGTTGTTTGTAAAAAATGCGGAAAAATTCCAGAATTTATGACTAAAATGATGGATTTTCCTGATGAATTAAAAAATTCTAATAATTCTTCTTTTGATAATGCAACTATTTTATTTGATTAAATTATGATAAATAGTCTTGAATATCCAGAAGTAAAAACAACAAAAGATTTTTTAAAAGATATTTTTTCAAGTGAAGAAAACCTTTTATGGGGATTTGAGAATCATTCTGATGATAAAAAATTAGAAGAACTTTTTGAAAATTATACTTGGAAATGTTCAAATATTATTAGTAGAGGTTTGCAATTAAAAATTTTTTTTAATAAAATACTCTCTCAAAATGGTGAAAATGCTACAATTTTATTTAATATGAAAGGGAATAGTAATTTTATTTGTATAAATAAAAAATTCCTTGGAAATGAATATAATAAAATTGATAAAAGAATAGAAAATTTATTAAAAGATACTAAATTTTCTTTTAATGTTGGCAGTGAATTAAAACTTTTTTATATTCATAATAAATCAAAACCTAATTGGAAAATTCTTAATGAATATAATATTCTAAACTGGAATTCTGCAGGCTATGACCCTTGTGATGATTATAATCAATTTTTACTTACTCTTTTAGAAGAATATAGAAATTATGATGGATATGTTTTTGAAGAATTAACAAATAAAAAATTATTTAATGGTGTTGGTGAATATTTAAGATGTGAAATTCTTGATAGAATAAATATAAATCCTTTTAAAAGATTAAAAGATTTAACAGAAACCGAAATTATAAAATTAGCAAAAGAGGTTAAAAATTGTTGTTTAACATCATACGGATTATTAAGACTACATTCATTTAAAGATTATGAATATAATCCTACTAATCTTTTAAATTGGTTACAATGTTATGATAAAAAAGATAAAAAAAGAATTAAATATAAAAATTCATATTTTTGGTTTGACGAAGAAAAATGGAAACTCCCAGATGAATTAAATGAAAATATAGAAAGAGAGTAATTACTCTCTTTTTTTAATTTAGAATGATAAATATAAAAAAAATAAAATAATGGCAAATATTACAATAAAAGAAATATTAGCAAGTGAAAATCTCTTTAATTTAAGAGTGATTGTAAATCAAAATTTTTATAATATAGCAAGTTCTGTAAATAACATATTAAAATATGTAGATACAAGTGCGACAGGAAGTGCTATAAATACAGGCTCTATTTTAATTAAAAAATATTCAAATCCTACAACAACAATATTATTTACAAATGAAGGAAGTGGTGTTGTAAATGGCAATCAAACTATTGGCGGGAATCTTTCTGTAACAGGAACTTCACTTTTTAGTGGTGATTCAAGATTTACAGCGGGAATTTTAGTAGATGGAACTTCACCTGGAAATCATATTTTTGATATAAAAATCCCACAAAAATATGAAAAGGGAGAGGTTATTACACAATTTGATAGTTCTTCAACACCAATTTATAATAAAATAAAGCCAAACACTTTGTCAGCAAGTCCTTCAAGTACTAAAAGATATCTTTTTAATCCAAGTTTAATAAGTAGTAGTGATTTTCTTAAACATAGGGTGATTCGTTTAGATTTTTCAGATTACACTGGTTCAGCACCCACAGATTGCACAGAAATTGTTTTACCAAGTGTTAGTGCTATAACTAAGGGACAAATATTAACTTTTTTAATAGATAATCATCCAACGTCAATTTCAACTGCTAAATTTAAAATTTCAAATGATAATCTTGACCCCTCAATCACTGCTCCAATAATTCTTAATAATACAATTGCAAGCAATTCTAATGATATGAAAAAAATATATGTTACACTTTTTGCGGATACAAATGGCTGGAGAGTTTTAATTTCACATAAAGATGTATCTTATTAAAAATAATTTTTCAAATGATAGCTCCTTTAATAAAACCTATTTCTTTGGAAGGTGGAACTTTTTATACATTTTCAAGTGCTTCTGAGGATTTAGGATTAAGTTTTTCGGATTCTTCTAATAAATTTAGATTTTCAAAATATGTTCTTTTAAATATACCAAATATAGGAAATCCAGGAGAAAAATATAAAAATTTAATAAATTTTTCAAATCCTTCAGGAGCATTTGGACAAATAAATGGTTCAAAAACACAAAATGATTATCTTGCGGAATCATTTCAAAATTATTGTTTAAATCTTGAAGCTCTAATCACTTCAAGCAATGAATATGATTCAAATCTCCCAAGCAATGTTTCAGAAAGGGTTTTCTGGAAATGGTTAAAAGAAATTGGTGCAATTAGATATAGAGAGGCTCTTATAGGCTCAGAATCCATAAATACAGGTTTTTTTGTAGAAGAAAACGAAACGGATTCTTATCAAAGAGTAGTTCAACAAATAGGTGATATAAACATCATAAATAATGTAAAAAGAAATTTAAATAATTTTACAGAAGTTTATATTTACATAAGTTCTAAAAGTGGGAGTACACCTGATATTTTATTTAAGACAAGAGAAGATGCAAATTATTCACCAAATAAATTTTGGACAAATACTCCTGCTAATCCTCTTGAAAATGAATTACTTTTTGGAAGAAAAACAACAACAATTCACCCTGCTGGATTAAGTATTCACGCTCATTATGATAGTGATAATATTACTTTTTCAGTTCAGGACCCATTTGGAGACAATAGTGATTTTTATATTTTTAATAATTATACAAATTCATTCATTCCTGTCACAGACCCTGAATTTACTTGGTGGTTTGATACCCCACTTGCAAATACTTATTATACAGATAGAACTTTTGGTGATGTTAATAATGATATTCTAAAAATAGAAAGTCCTAATAAAGAAATACAATTTAAAAGGTCACGTCTTGATGGTGTAGAATTATGTTTTAATCCTGCTGAATATAAAAAAATGAATGACCTTGATATAAAAGAATTTGGTGAATTTAATGAATCTGTGTTTTCAAAAAATTTTAAATTTAATGCAGTTCTTATCTATTATGATTTATACAATCCTTTCACAAATTCTGTACAGGCTACTAATCTTTTTGGTATATTATTTTTAGATAATGTTGACCCACATTCAAGCGGTGGTGGAGAGATTAAGAGACTTGACAAATATAAATCTGATGAAAAAAATAATATAAATGGGAATAGTTATAGTTTTAAATTAAATCTTAAATTTGATATAAACACACAAGATTCTGCGATTGAAACAATAATAAATGAATACAATCCATATTCTTTGGAATTGTATATGGAATCACTTAATCGTCTTTTTCAATCCGCAGATATAATGCAATCATCTATTGTACAAATAAACAATCTTAAAATAGAGGTAGATAAATTAAGAAGTGCAATACATTCAATAGAAAATGTAAATGAAATTAGTGAAAAAATAAATAAAATAGAAAAAATATTAAAAGAAAATCAAAATATTATAAAAAATGAAAATAATATAATAAGAACAATAAATTTATTAAGAGATGAAATAAATCTTATCTATAATAACAAGACTTCCGTAAATATTCAATATAATACAGATGTTCTTGAAGCAGGAGATAACATAAAAATTTATAAAAATCTTAGCAATAATAAAATAGTAATAGAAAATTCTTTACAAAACTATAACATAAAAAAACCGCTTTTAGATTTAAGTCTTGATTTTGTTCTTGAGCCAACAGAATATAAAAAAACTATTGAATTAAATAGTAGTTCTAATTATTACAAAATAATAAATAATACAAACAATGGACCTTTTGAACTTGATAGAGATATTATTATTTACATAGATGATAAAAATGTATTTTGGAAAAAGGGACAAACATTTAAAATTACATTCACAAAAGGTCTTAGATTGAAAAATGAAAATGGTGTATTTTTTATCTATTTTTTCACGGATTCAAAGGATAATCTTAAAACAGGTACACCATTTTCAAAAGAAATAGGAAGTATTTCATTTGTTGAATTTGAAGAAAATAATAATAAACCTATAATAGAAATTATTTGTATAGATGATGAAAAGATGGAATTTTTAATAGATGTATTCTAAAAAAAACAATTAAAAAATGAATTTATCCACAATTGTAGAAAAATTTATAAAATTACAAAATGATTCGCTAACTCTTTTACAAGGATTAAGTAATTCAGTAATAAGTAATAATGATTCGGTTTCAGTTGATTTAGAAATAGATGGGGAGCTTCAAAAATTTCAAATACCATCAATAGGTTATTTAAAGAGACAAATAGATGGAATTTTAAATAAAATTGATAATTTAACAGGAAAAAATGGACAAATAATGGGTCCAGATGGGAAATTCCTTCCTATTTTAAGAGAAAAAAATTTAGATGAACCTGAACCCATAAAAGAAGTATTAGTTCCTAAATATTTTTTTGTAGAAACAAATTGGTTTCTTGAAGATTTAATGATTCCTAAACTTAATGTTAAATTTGATATTTCAAATTATGTTCCACAAGAAGAATCAAAAATTTTTTACAAAAGAATAATAATTCCTGATGGAAATGAACTTATAGAGAATAATTATCTAAATAAAAATCAAATAGATTATGAAGAATTTATAAAATTTTTAGAATTAAATAATATTAAACACGTTGTAGATGATAATTACAAAGACCTCCCCTATTCTATTGTAAGATATAGTGGTGAATTCACAATTTTAAAAATAGAAATAAGAGGTGATAAATCTTGGTACAGATTAAATACAAACAAATATAATGATAATGTTTCAAATATTAAAAATGGTGAAACTCTAAAAATAGGTGATGAACTAAAATTTAATGGTTCTATATTTAAAATTGATGAAATAGATGAAGATTTTTATAGATTAACAATTATAAGAGGTACAGAATTCCCATATATTGGTGATAATCTTTCATTTAATAGTAAAATATCCTCTGTAAAAACTTGCAATATAGCAATTCAACCTAATGAATATAATGTTATATTTTTTAAATCTATAAATGATGAAAGTAATATTATTTCAACTAAATTTTCAAAAGGTGTATGTTTTAGAACAAATTCTTTAATAAATAGAGACACAAATGACACCCTTGAATTATTCTATAAAAATAATGTATTAGACCTTGGAAAATACCTTTTAGGTCTTTCAAAAGAAAAACCTGTTGCAAAATTAGATGCAATAAAGCCACTTCCTCCTATTTTAAATAAAGATAATTTTAAAATTGTTTTATTAAATGAACATAAATTAAATCAAGATGAAATCTTATCAATAGAAACAAAACAGAGAGATAAAATAAGATTGGAATCTGAAATAAAACAATTAAATATTGCAATAAAACAAAAAACCTTAGAATTAAATTCTACAAATTTTTCATCTGATACTGAAAAAAAATCAATAAAAAATCAATTAGATGAATTAGTAAGAGAATACAACATAAAAAGTTCACAATATTCTACAATAATAGAAGAATTAAATGTTTTAGCAACACAAAAACCTAAAGGACTTGATACACCTAAATATAGAATAAGAGGATTTTTTGAAATTCCTAAACCTGTTCTTGGTGACACAGGAAATCAAAATGTTATACAATTTAAAATAGTTTATAGATATGTTTCACCCGCAGGAGAGAGCAAAAAAATAAATCAATTAGAATTTATTGACAGCAACGGAAATAAAAGACAAGCAAATTTTAGTAACTGGAATGAAATTTTTACAAAAATAAGAAAAAAAGTTTATTCAAATGAACTTGGTGTCTATATTTGGGAAAATGAAAATATAGAAGATGCAAATATAGTAAATATAAATCAAATTGATATTCCAATATCAAAAGGTGAAAAGGTTGAATTTTATGTAGTTGCAATAAGTGAAGCAGGGTGGCCCTTAAATCCTATGGAGAGCGACCCAAGTGAAATAATTAGTATAGAATTTCCTGACAATTTAAATACAGAAAACGTTGCAGAGAATGCACTGGAACAATCAAAAGAAGAAAAATTGCTCTTAAAATTACAAAGAGATTTATCTTCAAGAGGACTTGATGAACATTTAAGTGATTCTTTTAATACAAAAGAAAAATATTTTGCACACACATCTGAAAATATATCAAGTGGATTTTTTACACCTGAAGGAAATGTAATAAGTCTTTATGAAAAACTTAAAGAATTGCAATTAAAAATAATAGATTTAGAAAATAGATTAAATAAAACATTTACACCTATTAAAGTCTTTATTATAGATGAAAAAAATAATTCTAAAATAGAAGTAAAAAATGGGGACACAATAAATCTTTTTGCAGGTTACTATAAAGATTTAGTACAATTATTGCCTCCTTCTGCAAGAAGAGGTGCAATAATAAACTCTATTTGGAAAATACAACTATTAAATGACCAATCTACACCTTTACAACTAATTGCAAGATTGCCAGGAGGAATACAAGAAAGACTCCCAGATTCAGATAGTCTTTCTGTTAATGATGCTGATTATAAAAATTATAGAAAATATGATAAAACACCAATTGTAAATACAAGCATTTCTAAAAAAGATACAAATAATTCTAATCCTATTTGTTCATCTTTTTATCAATCAGGACAACTTAGGGGACAATTTTTATATTCAAGATATACAGATATTGGTCTTGTAAATAACTTATATCAAGATGCTCCCTCAATTCCAGGAAGAAAATTATTACCTATACAAAAAAATATTGGGCAACAAGAACCTTGGGTTTGGAATTTTCTTAACATAAGTGCTGGTGATAGTCCTCAAGGAAACGGGTATCTTTCAAATTTTTGTATTCATATTCAACACCCTCTCCTAAATGAAATTGATAAACCCAGGAGTTTAGATTCTCTACAAAAACCTAAAATTCAATTAGATAATTCAAGTAAACCTATAAGTGATGAATCAACAAGTGCTTTTATACATTCTTATGGTTTTAATGAACAAGGAAATATAAACAAACCTGCAAAACAATTAAGTTACAGAAATAATTGGGATAGTAGTTCTTATACATCAGGATCATTAATAATGCCAAATATAGAACATTTACCTGATAAATTTGGTTTTGTAGATAATGATAGATATTTAATAGGGAAGAACACTTGTGGCGCATATTTATATTTGGCACCAACACAAATAGATACAATTATGGTAGACGGTGTTGACGCAAGAGCAAAAAGAGAAGTCTTCCCAGGTGAAAATAATTCTATAATAATTCCAGTAATTTTTCAATTTAGAATGACAGATTATTTTGGGCCATCTATTATAGATGAAAATACACTTGGTGGGAATGGTATAATAGGAGGATATGATGAAAATGCAGTTTCAGAACCTAAAAATTTAACTTATGTAAGAAGAATAGGTATTGATTTGTATCAATTAGATGCATCTGCATTCTCTTTTGATATACAAGTATCCGCTACATATCAAAAAGAATCAAGTGTTCAAATATTAGATGCCGCTATTCCGCCAAGAATAAAAAAATTAAATAATATTACTATTAAAAAATTAGATATTAAAAAAATATTTTAAAGAATGTCTTTTTATAAAATTGATTTTACAAGAGAACTTGTTCTTTATGGAAAAACTACAACTTGGATAAATCTTGGAAGAAATCCTGAGCACGATAATATTGATGTAGTTGGTGAAATAAAAAATCAAAAATTTGATATTTATGCAATAATTTATCCAAGCACAAGAACATTTAATCATTGGGGAACTTTTAAATTAGTAGATAAATTTCCTTCACCTATAAGTAGTGAAACAAATAAATTTATATTAAAATTTGATAATACAAATAAATCTTGCTTAAATTCATTAAAAAGCGGTTTAATTATTAAAAATGCATATAGATTATTTAATGATTCAGATAAAGATTTTATACCCATAGAACTTGAAATAAAAGATTATTATTATGAAGGAGATTATATTTATGTAAAAATAGAAACAAATAGCAGTTATTTTGATGTTAATTCTTTAAATGGAATAGATGAGTATTTTCAAATAGGAGAATGGGATAATAATGATATTTTAAACTGGAAAATAAATGGAAGAGATGTAAAAGATATTATAGATACCTTTTATTTATTAACAAATACATATAAAATAAACATTAAAAATTTATTTGATGGTAGAGAACATAATACTACTACAACAATTGATTTGTTAAAAACAGGATTTTTTTCAAGAAAGCCAAAACCTGGTTGGATTAAAATCCCTTATGATTCTTTACAGAAGAATAAAGTTGTTCCAATAAGAATAGATTATGATGGTGAAAAAGATTCCCATTTATGTTTAAAATTTTTAATATTTAGAGTTCCAAAAGATAACTATGATAATCCGTATTTCCCAAATTCTTCAATTACACCTGTAAAATTATTAAATATAAGTTCATCATCTCCTCAACCTCCTGAATCTGGGAAACTTTTTGGTTTAAATACTCCTACAAATGGTGAAAAAAATCCTTTTATAGATTTTCAAGTTGTAGATTTTTTTGGATATAAAAATGAACAAAAAAATGTAGAATTAAAAACAAATAATTATCTAAATAGAGAACAGCCATTATACGGGAATCTTTTAAGCAAATCTCTTTATAGAACAAATCCTAAATTAACAGGAAATGTAAAAATAACAATTGACAGTGATGAAAAAATTTGGTTAAATTCTTTTGATGCAAATAATGAACTATCTAAATCAAGATACAAAAAATTTAAAATAAAAGAGAATAGTTCTTATGCTCTTGATTTAATGAATTTTTTTAAAAATACTCCTAAGGAAATAATTTTTAATCTTTATGAATTAGATAACAATTTTTCTTCAACAAAAAGAGAATTGTATAAAAAATATGATAATTTTTATGTAATGGGTGCTGAACAACTAAAAAGTAAATATTATCCTGAACAATATAGTTATTTAGCACCACTTTGGGTTAATAAAATTTTACCTGATTATTTTATTATTTTTAAAATAAATTCTACTAAAATATATGAAAATAGTCAAGAAAATTTTAATGATTTAATAAAAAATGGGAAAATATTAAAAGTTTTTAATTTAACAAAAGATTCAGAAATAGGAAAATATTTAAGAAATATACAAAAAAATGTTAAAAAGCCATTAGAAGTAAATTTTGAAGAAAATTCACCAACATATTGGTATGGTGCTGATATTATTCAAGGAACATATACAAAAAAAGCTGAATTTTTACACGATTACTATAAAAATGACCAAGCAATAATAGAATTTGAAAAATATATGACTCTTGGATTTGAAAGAAATTCTATTATTTGCCCAAATATTTTAAATTTAGAATTCCTATTTGATGATAAAGAAGCAGAAGATTTTACAATTTCACAATACATAGGATTATATGTACTTGAAAATGAATTATGTAATTTTAATATTTCTATTGATAGTGAAAATATTGATAATAACCCAATAAAGAATAATTCTCAAATTTTAAATAATGATTACTATATTACAAACGAAAATGGAATAAGATTAAAAATTGAAAATTCTAATGAATATATTAGAAAAATTGAGGGAGAACTCCCACCCTCAAATATTCTATTAGATAATAGATTTTTTTATTTAAAAGATAAAGAATCTTTTTCAAGATTGATAGGAATTGAAAATGATACTTTAATAATTGATAAGAAAAAAATAAATCTAAAAAATTTCCTATCAATAGGAGACTTATCTTTTCAATCTTTTATAGATTACCGTGATGGGTTTGCAGTTCTTGAACTTCTTTTAGATGACATAGAAGAGGATAACGAAAATATCATAAAAGAAGGTGAAGAATTGGTTTTTTATGATTCAAGATTTATTGATGATAATAAAAATAATACTTATACTCTTATTTTTAGTAAATTAGTTAGTTCAGACATAGAAATTCAAGTTTTTACAGGTCACACTGAATTATTAACAAGTATTTTTGTACAGCCAAATGAAAATTTAAGTTTTCAAATAAATGTTCAAGATGCTAAAAAATATTCATTAAATTCATATATTTGGATAACAAATGGTGGTGAATACAAAATAATAGGTATAGATTATGTTCATAATAAATTAGAGATTGAAAATACAGGAAATGCAATGGATGCTACTCCTGGAACTCTTGTAAATAATTTAAATCTAATATGTGTAAATAAGCCATTTTTAAGAAAAACATTTTCATTAAGTTCTACAAATAATTATTTTTTAATAGACAATAGGTTTAAAATTTTATATGATACAATTCCTAACGTGTTGGACTCTTATATTATAGATGTTAAAGAAAATTATTACAATTTAACAAAATTAAATACTGCTTCATTAAATATTGATTTAGAATTAGAAAAAACTGAAAAAAATGCAAAATGGAAAATAATAGCAAATTCAAATGGCTTGCAACCTGGAGATTGGTGGGATTTTCCTGTTTATGACCCACAAGAAAATTCATACATAAATGTTTTTTCACCTGAAGGTTCACCTGAACAAGTGGCACAAGCAATTGCAGGTTGCATAAATAGTTTTGAAAATATTCCTATTATTGCAAAAAATGAAAATAGAAAAGTAAAATTAAGAACAAAAGAAGTTGGTGAAAAAGCAAATGCCATACAATTTGAAAGGATACCTGTAAAAAATAGTATAGCAAGGAATATTTCTATTTTTGATTGGTGCAATGTTTCTATAAAAAAAGATTTAGAAATAAGTAATAATATAGAGAATACTATTCTGAATATAAAAATAAATGATAAATATGAATTCATAAATGATACAACCTATTATGTAAAATTTATTAAAACACCTACAAATGCTATTTTTTACATAAGAAAAAATGCAGATATTTCAAATCTTACTAATGCTGAAAATTCAGGAGAATTATTTATTGAATATACAAATTTTTTAAATTTAGAAAATTATCCATTTGTAATAGACACAAAAGATTATAGTCCTGGAACATATAGATGTGCATTTGTTTTTTCTTCAAAATTAAATAAACAAAATTTTATAGGTGGAAGCGACCATAAAAATAATTCATTTCTTATAGAAGAAGAAAAGGCAAAACAAATATTTAATCTTAATTTTGTAAATAAAAAAATACTTAATATAAATAATAAATTATTAACACTTGAAAATACAGATGGGATAAGATTAGGAATGAAACTTTATAGAAATGGTGTATATTTAAATTCTTGGGTGCAAAAAATATTAGGAAATACTATAAAAATATCAAATCCTATAAATGAATATGATAATGTAGATTTTTCAAAAAGTAATTTTATAGGTGAAGAAAAATATAATTTATGGGCAAAAACAAAAAAAGATTCATTTCATCATATAAAAAAATGGAATATTCAAGATTCATTTTGTTATGTGTTTCCTGATTATGATTCAAATTCTTATATTTTGAATATTTCTGAATCCAAAGAATTAAATACAAATTATGATGATATTCTCTCTCTATATGATATTTTTAGATTGAAACTTGGGATTTTTTCTATTTTTCCTATATCATATATTGATTTTGACCACTTTTCAAGTAATTATTCATATATTCCTGATATTGAAATAAATAATTTTTATAGAAAAATATTTCTTAAAAAAGATACTTGGGAAGAAATAGAATTAAATGAAGATTATATTTTAGAAATTTCAGAAGAAATAGATAACATAGAAGATATATTATTAAAATTTCAAATTTTTTCAGGAGAGGAATGGTTAGACCTTGACACAATACAATTGAAAAAATGTAAAAATAAAATTAGATTTAATACTTATTTTCCTCTATATTCTTATGACCCTCTTGAAAATCCTCATAGAAAAGAAAATCCTAATATAATATATGAAATTTTTGGTTTTGGAAATTTTCAAAGAAATTTAACAACAAAAGATGAAAAAATTTTAAAAATTTATTCTATAAGAATAAAATATATTCCAAACTTAGTAAATATTGATAATGATATAAAAGTTGTTTTATACAAAAATTATTTAGAAGATAAAGATATAAAAAATTTTACAGGTTTTAATTCTTTAAATGATATTATTACACAAGAAGATGAAATAGAAACTAAAAAACTTTTAGGTGAAGAAAAATTCATAGAAGCATTTAATTACAATAAAATAGACTCGGAATATTTTTATCTAAGGGAGCCATTTACAAAAGAATATTGTACATTATCTAAAACTACTCCTTGGATAACTAAATGGGTTTCAGATGGAACAGATGCAAGAGATAACAAATATAGATTGAATGTTTCAAAAGGATTTGGCATAAATAATTTATCACCAAATTCAGAAATAAAAATACAATTGCCTGAATTATTTACGCACGAATTTTTCTATTTAGAAGGAATACCAAATTCTTCAAATGAGGAACTTATACTCTCTTCAAAAGGATATACATTTAGAAAATTGAATGAAAAAATAGGAGAAAAAACTTTTTATGAATATTTAAAAGAAGAGAATTCGGAAATAGATTGGTTTTCAAAATTTTTTATAGTAGGAAGTCCTTTTTTAATTAAGAATAAAAATGTAATAAAATCAAGAGAGGAAAAATATACATTTTTAAATAAATTATATGATAATGCATATGAAACTATATTTAGAGGTGTAAAAATAAGATTTTTTTCTGAAAAAAATTTAGAAGATTATAGGTTCTCCTCAGTGATGAGATTTATTGAAGAAGAACCCTATAAAAGTGCAAACCCAATAAATTTAGAATTCATTGTTAATCATAAACATAAATTTATATTAGTTTTATGTTCCATTTCACTTAATGATTATAGATTTAATAAATATCTTAATTTTTTAAGTCTATATTGTGCAAAAGATAATCTTAAATCTTGTTATCAAAAACAAGAAGAATATAATTATAATCCTTTATCATTTACAGGATTAGAATTACATAGTAAAAGTCAAAATATTAAAGGAATTTATCCTTATGATGATTATGAATGGGATAATGTTACAAATCAAGGAGCACAACAAAAGAATTATATGATTTTAAGACCAAGACAAGGATTGATGGGCTCTTCTTTTGTAGATATAAATGATATTAAAATTCCTTCTAAAATATATTTTGATATTAAAGATTTGGGTACTATTGTAAATATAATGATTCCCGATGAAATAAGATTTGAATTTGATATTAAACCTATTGAAGGAATTTATAAATTCAATCCTAATAAAGATGTGGTTCCTATAAAAAATTTGTATAGGAATTTAAGAAATAATATTTATAAATCTTTTGAAATAAATACGCTATCATATAGTAATGATATTAGTTCATCTATAAATATATCAAAATACAATAATGTAATAGACACAAATTTTGATAAAGACGGGATTATTTTTGGATTAGTTAATGTTTATCAAAGAATAGATAGTTCCACATCTGAAATTATTGAAAGAATACATTTATTTAGGCAATATTCAAAAGGAAATATACAAATTCTTCCAAATAAAATAATATTTAATTCTACTTATGGAAAAAATTTTTCTGTTGTTTTTAGAACTATACTTAATAGTTTTATTCCTACACAAGTTTTATCTATATCAAATAATTATGATCCTGATGAATATATTGATATAAATAATAATGATATTGTAGAAAGTTGGATTATGAAAGGAGGAACTGATTGGTGCAAAAATATTCTTGAAAATTTATCACTTGCAAGTATTTTTGATTTAATAAATGATAATCAATATAGTATAAATGACACTAATTTAAAAATTAAATTTATTAAAGAAGATAAAATCATAAAAAATGATACACTCTTTTATGTTGAAGATGAAAATAAGCCAAGTGAATACATAAATCACGAAATAATAGGATATGAATTAAAAGAAACAGGAAAACAAACTCTTTTATTAAGGCACCGTGGTTTTTATGAACCTCTTATAAATGATTTAATCTTATTTCAGAAGGAAGAAGATGAAGAAATAATAAAATTAAAAAATGATTCTTTATTATTAAGAAATACAAAAATTCTTAATACACTTGATATGCCATTGATGGTTCATAAAGTTGCGGATAGTGAAATATTAAAAATTGTTCAAAATGATTCATATAAAAATTTATATCCATTTGTAGATGAAATTTCAATTGCAAGAGAAATAGGAGAGCCATTTTTAAATAATTTTGGAAAAAATTTTTATACAAAATACATAAATACAAGAGAACATAATCTAATTGATGGATATTTTGAAGAAAAAGAAATAAAAGTCCCAATGTCAAAAATGTTAAAGGTTCCTGAAACAATAGTTATAGATATTTTTAAAAATATTTCTTACAAAATAGAAGGAAATAATATAGAATTTAATTTAAATTGGAGAGAAGAATTATTAGAAAAATTATTATTAGAAGATAATAATAAGAGTTTTCAGGAAATAAATGGTCTTGTAAATGATTTAAATCAATGGAGAAAAAATTATTATATTAAAAATATATTAGAATTATATGAAATTTCTAAAATAGATATTTGGACTAAAAAATCTGAAATATTACAAGTGTTAAATAATTTAACATTAGAAGAAAGAGTTAAAAATGGATTTTTAAAAAATAGAGAAGGATTTAATACAGAAATAAATGTTGATGGTTCTGTGAAAATAACAAAAAAAATAGACCAAAAGAACACTCAAACATTTTTATTATTATTTACTATTAAAAGAATTTAATTTTTTAATGATAAATAAAATAAATAAAAAAAGAAAGAATTAGAGATGTTAAACATCAAGAAAATATTAGAAAGCGATTCCATATCTACACAAATTGAAAAAATAAATAGTAATTTAGAATTATTAGCAAGTGTTCTTGGACCAATGGGTCCTAGAGGCAAACAAGGAATCCCGGGGATTCCTGGAAAACCAGGTCCTATAGGTCCTACAGGTCCTACTGGTCCTACTGGTTCTTATGTAAATATAATTCCTTTTAGTATAAAATCAAATATTGATTTTGGACCTGGATATGATGATAATCTAAATTGGCCTATAAATTCTTACAATTATTTAACAACTGAAATAGGAACCGATTTAAGTAATGCAGGACATATTTGGATAGACCACAATAATTTTGGATACTGGAAATTTTTAACAAGTCCAGACCCCATTTATACAGGTTTAGATAGTGCATATAAAAATATGTCATCATTACCATACCCGCCATCTGGAAAATATTTTTCAGGACCAGGTTGGTATTTTTATCCTCTTAATATTAAAGATGAAACTAATTCAACTGATGTATGGGTTAATGATATAACAAGTTATTTAAAGCTTCCTGCTTGGCAAACAGGTCCAGGACCTTTTGATGAAACAAGTGCGCAACCTCTCACCGTTAAAAATGCAAGACTTATATCTAAATATGGCACTGTTTGGATAACTTCGGGTTCATCAAAAAGTAGTGAAATTTCTAATTTAAATACACAAAAAATAAAAGATTGGGTAGATGACACATCAAGTTCAATAGCAAATAGTGCAAGATATGTTTCAGGTGTGGATAGAATATTTTTTAAACAATCTATTGATACTCTCCCACTTTTATCAAATATTACAGCAAGATTTTGGACAGATTCATCTGGAACTTTATCTGCAAATCCAAGAGATGAAAATACAGACGAGCCATTTGCAGGATTAAGAGGAAAAAATTTTTGGACTGCTCCTATTTATGGAATGAGTCTTGAAAATTATTCTCCTCTTCAATTTTGGTCTGAGGTGAGAGAAAGTAGTGCAACTAATACCATAGACAAAAAAATTCAATTTGGTTCTCTTGGATTATTTCAATATTCAAGTAAATCTTATTTAAGTCATACTAATTTAAGTTCTGGAAAAATAAGATATTTCACAAAATCAATTTTTAATTTTTCAACAAGAACAATCACACCTATTGATGATTTTGCAATAGCACCAAATTATTTTAATTTAACTAATACTTGGAACTCAGGAGAAATTGTTTTTGATACAAAAAGGTTGCATACAACAAATCAATTCATTTGCCACGTACCTGAAGATATGTATAGGTCATCTGAATTGATATATTCTCCCTCTTCTTCTCCTTCTGAAAAACTTTGGAAAGATGATGATTCTCTTAAAAGAACCGTAACGCAAGGATTTATTTCTCTATTAAATTCAAAAAGTTTATTTAAAAATGAAGATGAATTAAATTTTGGTAATCATATAAATACCCCAGACCCAAATTATGGACAAAATGCACGTGGTAACTATTCAAGAAATATTTGGTATGGTTCAGCGGCAATGTATAAGCCAAATAAATGGGACGAATTTTTAGACCAAGACAACAATACAGAAAGTGATTTTAAATATAATGATAAAATATTTAGATTTGCAGGAATGTTAGAGAGAGGTAAAAAAACAAAAGGACCTGCAACAAGTTCAAACACATTATATTTAAGTGAATTACTTTTTTATACCTCACATTTTGAAAGTACAGAAAATAATGTAAAAAGTGATAGTAATGATTTTGATTTAACAAATAATGCTCAAAAATCACATCCAAGTATTTATTTTTCACCATTTAGGTCTTTTGGTGTTGGAACATTTACAAACAATAATGAAGGAGTATTTGAACCTCTTGGACGTTCGCATATTCATACTAAAAAAATAACTTTTGATTTAGACCCTGCAGGAATTTTTAAAAATATTTCAGGCGCAACAGGAACGTTTTCAGATTATCCAAAAAATATATGGAAAGGAGGAGTATTTACAAAACCTTTTGATACAAATTCATTAGATATTTATTTAGGTGAATTAGATGTTCCAAATGCAGAAGATGCAGACCCACTAAAAAATGGTTTAGAAATTACAAAACCTAAAGGTTCTTTGGATTCAATAATTAGGAGAGATTCTGTTGTAAAATCTGGAACTAATAAATATGCTATTTTTAGATTTGGTGTAAGACCAACAATTTATGATAATTTAAATTTACAAGAATCAGGAATAAATGCAAATGAATTTTCAAACACATTTGGATTAAATATTTCACCACTTAATCCAGGAAATACTTTTTCTAAAACATTAACACCTATTGGTGTTGGTATTCATTCTCTCTATCCAAAATCAAGAATTCATCTTTTTGGAAAAATAATAAATACACAACTAAATGAAGAAACAAACACACTTGGTGAAGCCCTAACTGCGGGTCAAACAAAATTATCTTCAAGCTTTTATCCAAAAAATCAACCTTCAGGAGGACAAATTTCAATTGATTATTTAGAAGATGAAGGATTATACAATACTAAAATAAATGAATATAGTTATGAAATTTGGGAACCTTCTGGAACAGGAGAATCAATAACAGGTAGTTCTTCTTCAAACTCTGCTAATTATCCTTTTAATGAAATTTTAAAACCTACAAGAGAACATCTTCCTTGGACTTATTCTACAAAAAATAGTCATTTTTCAAGCACAAATTTACCTCACGGATTAGGAAAAACAATAAATTATATTGATTCTTATATAGGATTTAATGTTTATAGAAATCTTACAAAAGAAGGAGATACAAAAGGAGCATTTTGGAGAACAGGAATAAATGTAAAAGATGATTCACAAAATGGTGGTAGTTTAATCTATTCTACAAATGATGGCAATCTTTTTATATCAAATATAAAAAATGATTGGAATAGAGGAATAAATTATGCTTGGGAACAAGAATTAACAATAAGAGATATTCTGAATCTTACAAATTTTGTATTTGAAAAAAATGCAAATTTTGGTATAAACACAATGCCTGGATATGATAAAAATGCATATCCAAGTCTTGAAAGAGATATTGCATCAGGAAAAATTTTATATCTTCCAACAGGAGTTGAACCATTAGAAAGTGTAAAAAATCATTCTCCTGCAAATTATGATAGTAGTACAAGTTTATTAAACAAATCAAATTTATTACCTTATGGGTATGTAAATTATTCAGCTTTAAATAGTAGTAGTATCACTGCTTTTTCTGAAACTCCTACTGATTCTCC